CAAGGTCTACAGGGACAAACCGGTAATGCCGGACCTCAAGGACCTCAAGGGTCTCAGGGACAAAGAGGTAACCAAGGTCAGATTGGTAACGCTGGACCACAGGGTCCTCAAGGTGCTCAGGGTGTCCAAGGTCTTCAAGGTCAGATAGGTAATGCCGGTCCACAGGGTGCACAAGGTGCACAGGGTGTCCAAGGTCTTCAAGGTCAGATTGGTAATGCAGGTCCGCAGGGTCCACAAGGTTCTCAGGGACAACGTGGTCTGCAGGGTCAGATTGGTAACGCTGGACCACAGGGTCCTCAAGGTGCTCAGGGTGTCCAAGGTCTTCAAGGTCAGATAGGTAACGCTGGACCACAGGGCCCTCAAGGTTCTCAAGGACAACGTGGTCTGCAGGGTCAGATTGGTAATGCAGGTCCGCAGGGTCCTCAAGGTTCTCAAGGTGTCCAAGGTCTACAGGGACAAATAGGTAATGCCGGACCTCAAGGTGCACAGGGTTCTCAGGGTCAAAGAGGTCTTCAAGGTCAGACTGGTCCGGCGGGCGCACAGGGCGCGACAGGTTCAACTGGTGCTCAGGGTCAACAAGGTGCATCGGGTGCGCGGGGTCAACAAGGTGCAACTGGACCAGACGGTGCAACTGGACCAAGAGGTAATACTGGTGCGGCGGGTGCACAAGGTGCAACGGGTCCAGCTGGTGCTCAGGGTATCCAAGGTGCAACTGGTGTTGCAGGTATTCAGGGTTCTCAGGGTCCGGTTGGTGGATTCGGTAACGCAGTTATATTTGATACAGGTACTACCCTACCGTCTAATATCAGCTCAACGGCGTCGTCACAGATACGAAGTTTCCGTACGCAAAACACTGTTTATGAAGGTGATATATATTGGCATATCGGTACGGGACGAATCTATCGTTCAACTCAAAACCGTATCAACACTACGACGCCTGCGACATTTACTGAGATAACAGACGGCGACCGTGTTACTGCATCAAGTGTTGCGGGATTAATCGACCTAAGTGCGATTCTAAATACTGCTGATACTGGTGACCGAATCGAGTTCCAACGCACTCGAATCGATATCTTCGAAGGTTCTTCACGTCGTGTAAGATTAGGAGAACTATAACCAACAGGATATATTATGTTTGCAATTGTTGATGACTTCTACGCTGATCCCGATTCAGTTCGGGATTATGCGTTGAGTCAAGAGTTTACTATAACAGGTAACTACCCCGGCCTACGCACGACACCGTGCAATAATGAGGGTGGATACATCGACGGTCTAATAGAAAGTTTTCAAAACATCATAGGGAAGACTATCACACATTTCCCGTTAGACCAGTACAATACGTCCTTTCAATATACAACTGCAGAGTCCAAGACGTGGATACATCATGATGCCATGTCTTACGCTGCAGTTTTATATCTCACACCGAACGCACCTCTCGATGCAGGTACCGCAATTTATCGACATAAGTTGACAGGAATCATGCGTCACAGTAGTGCGTGTCCGGTAGACTTTAATGAGTTTCAGTTGATTGAAGATGATTGGGATATTGTGGCAGAGGCAAAAAATGTTTATAATAGACTTGTAATTTACGACGCAATGTATTATCATAGAAGCGTCGTACCTGGCTTCGGCACCAATCAATACGACGGACGACTGTTTCAAACATTCTTCTTCGAGGCAGAATAATGAAACTAATGACAACGCTGTTGACATCGAACGATGTCCCGAAGTTGCACCGTCTCATTAAATCCGTTGAGAGTGTAATACGAATCGAACCTATTGAGTGGGAAGTTGTTATTGTGGTCAACAGCATCCACGAAGGGTACTACGAACAAGTCCTTGAACTCGACCAACCATTTCGTGTCGTCAATACAGAGAGTAACGGTAAACCAGGCCGAGGGAAGAATGCATGTCTTGATGTATTCCTAGAGAGCGATGCAGACTTTGTTTCCCAGATTGACGGTGATGACTTCCTCTATCCATCATATCTACAGTCTCTATACAATCACATCAAACATTATCCCAATATAGATGTTCTAGGTGTTGTCCCATGTGACTGTATATGCAACTTTGCGTTGGAGTCTGGACACTATTGGTGGGTTAACGATAAATATCACGCGAGTGTGTGGGGTACGTCTATGTGTCCCCCTAGTCCCAATATGGGACCTCAGAAGAGTCACCTATTCATTGACGAACGTCCAGTGTCGGTAGACTTCATCATGTTGCAGAGCAGAAAGTCTGCACAGTTGAAAATGAATGAAAACATAGGTAATGGTGAAGACCACGCATACACTTATAAATTATTAGGTGAACACCAACAAGGTAACTTGCAATACTTTTTGTCTATGTCAAGTGATATGTACTGTATCGATAGAACAACCGAAGGGAGTGCACAGAAAGTCCATTCGTACGATGATTACCTTGAACCAATGCGACAAGAAGCCCTACGTCATGTACCAGAATGGCGCAGCAGTCCCTATGAGTTGCCAGTCATATACAAGAAACTATTGATGAACCAATTCCAAAAAGAAAATTGGTTAAACGATTTTGTAAATCGGTTCGATTAAAACGTATAAATAATCAATATTATTTCTAACAGGAACAGATATAATGCCAGCAATAGTAAGACAACCAATGAGTAGGAGTCTTGCGAATGACCTATTGACTGATTTGAAATCATTATCAAGTCACTATTACATAGGCATCGCGAAGTCAGACGTATTCAACCCATTGGACACAGTAGTTGACCCAATCGATTCACCACGTGAAGAGCGAGAGTTTAGAAATAACTTGCAGTCGATTAAGAGAATCGAAGATGCGAGTATGGTAGCAAAGAGAGTAGATTGGTCATATGGAACTCGATACTCTGGTTGGGACGACTCAATATCGTCTGACATTGTAGAGCCATGGACTCCGTGGTATGTGATGAATGACGCTAAGGAAGTTTACATCTGTCTCGTTAACCCATTAGATGAAACTGGAGCGCCACGTGCATCAACCATTGAACCTAACTATGGTCTACATGCACCGATGAGTCCGGAGACAGACCCAGATGCACCGATGTTCGGTATGAGGGAGTGGTGGAAGCCATTCACTCTTGCAGACGGTTATACTTGGCAGTTCCTTTACTCACTAACTCCAGAGCGCATTTTTCAGTTCCTATCATCTAACCACATCCCAGTTCAAGAAGCGGAGCCATCTCTTCCTGTTGGTGACTCTATCGAAGACTTACAGTGGCATGTAAAGAATGAGGCAATCGGTGGTCAGATTCTATCTATCAAGGTAACTAAGAACGGGTCTGGTTTTTCTCAGGATGCAGTGCCACCAGTATACATCTATGGTGATGGTACGGGCGCATCTGCGACTGCACACGTTAGCACCAATGGGCAAGTTGTTAAGATAACAATGGACGACTTCGGTTCAGGTTACTCTTATGCAAATGTTGTTGTGGGTGATGACACATCAAATTGTTCTGCACGTCCAGTAATCACATCCAAGAACGGTATTGGTTATAACCCTATAGATGATTTGAAAACAAGTTCGGTCATGTGCAACATTAAACCAGACGGTACCGTTGACGACACATTTATTGTACGCAACACTTTCCGTCAGATTGGTTTAATCAAGGGACCAGATACAACACTAACTGAGTCAGACGGTACTCCGATACCATTCACTGGTCTTTCAGCGAAGGTACTTAATCAGATGACTTTGTTGAATAGTGCGCCATTTGAGAAGGGTGAGTTAATCACTGGTTCATTGTCAGGTGCACAGGCGTGGGTAGATGATGTGGATGGTCTAGTTGTATATTACCATCAAAACGAGTCTACCGGATTTAAACCGTTTATTGAATACCAAAACCCGAATGACCCAACATCTCAAGGTGAGCCTGTCGTACAGGATGGTCTGATTCTAACGGGTCAAATTGATACTCTTGCTCCATCCGTTGACATGGACCGTTTTTCTGGTGAAGTTCTATATATTGAGAACCGTGCACGAATTCGCAGAGACGAAGAGCAGCAGGAAGATATTAAGATTGTAATCACTGTTTAGGATTGATCATGTCAGACACATTTAACAATAAAACGTTTCGAGAGACTTACCGCGACTACTACAATCCTGAAGACGGTTATCATCGTGTTCTTTATAAATCAGGTCGTGCACTACAGGCTCGCGAATTAATCGAAGGGCAGACAATCATCCAAGAGGAGATTGCGCGTTTCGGTCGTAACATATTCAAGGAAGGCGCATTAGTTAACTCTGGTGGCGCTACCGTCAATAATAAATTAGAGTACATCACTCTTGCACCGCAGAGTGTATTTGACACTATCATTTCTGGTAAAGAACTGACGAACGGTACGGTCAAGTTTAAGGTCATTGAGATGTATGATGTTGCGGGAGAAGACCCAGCAACACTGTACGTGCAATACACAGACACAAGTGCAGTTACCGACAACTCTGTCCCACCACGTGTCTCCGCAGGAGACCAACTATCATACGCAGACGGCACTGCAGGTGTTGCGATGGTTGTTGGTGATGTGTTCACCAAAGATGGAAAAAGTATTCAACCAGTAGGTCGTGGTACTAAGGCACACTTCGCCGCAGGTGACTTCTTTGTACAGGGTCACTTCGTATATATGAAGGGTGGCAGTGCATTCATCGACAAGTACAGCGACAAACCAACCCTTGACTTTGGTTTTAAGATTGAACAGTCAATCGTCACTGCAAGTGAAGATTTCCAACTGTATGATAATCAGGGTGAGGTCCCAGACCGTACAGCCCCAGGCGCAGACCGATACAAGATTGAGTTGACTCCAAGTTCACGTGATGAGGCTGGAGTAGATAACTTTGTGTTTGTTGTTCGCATTGTAGAGGGTATTGTTACTCGTGAAGTCGGTTCATTCGATGCATACAACGAAATCAATAACCTACTTGCACAACGAACCAAAGAGGAATCGGGTGATTACGTCGTTGAAGGTTTCACTGCAATCACCGAAAATAAAGACGAAAACTTTATCACACTGAACGTCACTGAAGGTATCGCCTATGTTGACGGTTACCGCTTGGAAATTGGTTCCACACCTATTGATGTACCTAAAGCGAACACTGCAGTTGTTAAGACTTCAGAACCAGTACCGGCTGTGTATGGTAACTGGTGTTATGCAGACCTAACTGCATCAACATCTCAGGGACTAGGTCGTCCACATGTTGGTGGATACCTTTCATTAAAGAATTCAAGTGGTGCGACAATTGGTTTCGCAAACATTCGTGGTGTACAACCTGAAGGTGCGCGTTATCGCGTATACCTATTCAACATTCGAATGAACACGGGTCGTGCATTCAATGACGTTACATCTATGATTGACCCACTGCAGACTGAAACAAGCACCATACCATTATTACTTGATAGTAATACAGGTAAGAACCTTGGGTTATATGGTACTGCGGACAACAACTTATTATTCCCTTTACCACAGAAGAGTCCATCTGCCGACAGTATTCAAACCGCATCGTTCACTATTCAGAAGTACCACGACATTCCAAGTGATGGTTCGGGCACATTTACTCGTGCGGGCGTTGAGTATTCACAATGGATTGTGGCGCAGAAAGACGGTCCGGTTGTTTATCCAACAGCGCCAGAGACTGCAGACGCACCATTGGCGGTTAACTCTAACGGTATTATCAGTAATCTAAATCCAACTAAAGACCACGTACTATTAAGCTACGAAGAGGTCACTGGTGGATTCAAGACTAAGACATTAAAGAACGGTACTCACACACAAAACATTACTTCGGTTGACCAACAGGCACGTCCAATCGCATTGGGTGAAGTAGATGGTGTGAAGATTAATTCAGTCAAGTTATTAGACACTTCACAATCTAGTAACATTGCGGATGCAGAAGACATCACTCACCAGTTTACACTAGACGGTGGACAGCGTGATAACTTCTATGATGTTGCGAAGGCATACCTAAAAGACGGATACTTACTACCACACGGTACAATACAGGTCATCGTTGATTTCGATTACTTCGAACACTCGGCCGCAGGTCGTTTCTATTGTGCAACATCATACACTAATGTTGAATACGACGAAATTCCAAATTACACTTTCTCAGGTGGTTCGTCAGTATCTTTGCGTGATGTACTAGACTTCCGTCCAGTACGTAAACCAGACGCATTGAACGAATTCACCATGAGTGAACTACCACAGAATGCATCTGCGGTTAGTATTACTGAGGTGTCCTACTACCTACCACGTATCGACATGTTAGTCGCAAACTCCGTGGACAGTCGAGGTGACATCGGTTTCGGTGAGTTACAGGTCATTCAGGGGCAACCAGCAGAATACCCACGTGAGCCAGAGATTCCAAGTGGCGCACTTTCTCTGTACAAGATACGACTAAACCCATACACGTTTGGTACTGAAGATGTCATCACGACAAACATCAGCAACAAGCGATACACTATGAAAGACATCGGTAAGATGTCCACTCGTATCAATAACCTATTTGAGTTGACCACGTTGAGTTTCCTAGAACTTAACACCAACACTTTAACTGTGTTGGATGCGGACGGTCTTGCGCGTACAAAGGCAGGATTTATCGCGGACAACTTTACCGACTTCTCATTCTCTGATATCCAGAATGATAACTATCGTGCATCCCTAGACGCGGGTAACAACCTAAGAGCGTCATTCCGTATGCAGTCGGTACGTTTACAGTACGCAAACACCAACCCAACTTCTGTTAAAAACGCAGATGTTGCAACACTAAAGTACACTAACGTACCTATGGTTGAACAGTTACTTGCAACAGATGCAATGAACGTCAACCCATTCGCAGTTATCACCCAACAGGGTCACATCACACTATCACCGGCAAGTGATGAGTGGGTGGAGACTCGTACCCTACCGGCTCCAGTACAACAATTCATCCGTCCTTGGGAGGACCTATGGATTGCAGAAGACCGCCGCGAAAGTGAATGGTTCGGTCAGGGTGAACTAACATGGATGACGGTCAACTGGAACCTAAACTTTAACGAGGCATGGTTACCAGTACAAAACATGATGGGCGGACGAATCGCAGACATCGAGATTATACCGTTCATGCGTTCACGCCGTATAGCCTTTGCCGCTCGTGGACTGCGTCCAAATGCAAACATCTTCGCGTTCTTCGACGGTGTTGATGTGAGTGATTGGGTACGTCAAGAGTCCGCAGAGATTAGTTTCTCTAATGACCCAGCAGAGATTGGTTCACAGTTTGCGAACGCAACTGAATACCCAGCTGCACTTGGTGGTAAGAGCGAACTAATGACTGACTCAAAGGGTGAGCTACTTGGTTCATTCTTCTTACCTAACACAGATGCGATTCAGTTCAGAACAGGTTCACAAGAATTTACTTTGATGGATGTAGACAGTGGTATACAGGACGATGCGTTGACTTTCGCATCTACTATGTATACGTCAAGCGGTTCATTAGTGACTCGCTTCGAACCACCATTCCGTCAGTTTGACCCATTGGCACAATCTTTCTTCATTGACCAAATCGAGAATCCATACGGTGTATTCATTACAGGCGCGAACATATTCATGGCGTCAAAGGATTCACAGATTCCTCTACAGGTACAGATTCGTCCAGTAGAGAACGGCGTACCACAGGAACGTGCAATTGTAGGGTCAACTAAGTTTATCAACCCAGAGGACGTTGTTGTCACTCCGTTCACTGAAGACACAGATATCGTAACTGTACAGGCTGCACCAACACGAGTAGATTTCAATCAACCAATCTACCTAGAGCCATCTAAGTCTTACGCGATTGTTCTACTTGCAGACAGTACAGAGTACACTGCATACACTGCGCAAACTTATCAGTATGTTCTAGGACCAAGTCGTGATACTTTGGTATCAAAGCAACCAACTCTAGGTTCTCTATTCCTATCGCAGAACGGTTCGACTTGGACTCCAGACCAAACACGTGACCTTATGTTCACACTGGACCGTGCAGAGTTTGAAGAGACTGGTACTGTTCTACTTGAGAACACTGTACTACCTAATGTCATGCTCAACGCAGACCCATTCGAAACATTCGCGAATGACACTCTAATCTTTGTAAATCACGAAGGCCACGGTTTTGTATCGGGTGACGAAGTAGTTATCCAAGGTGTGACTGGCGGTGTAAGTGGTAACGAAGCTGAAGACTTGAACGGCACATTCCAAGTGGTAGAACCACGTTGGAACGGTTATAAGATTAATACACAGAATGCACCTACTGGCGCATCCGTTGGTGGTGGTTCCGGTGTGGTTGTATCGCAACAGGTCATGTACGACCAATTCGTACCACAGATTCAGAATACTATCCCACGCGGAACTGGTATCACTACAGTCGCACGATTGACTGAAGGTTCATCATACGGTTCAGGTCGAACTTTGTCAAGTAACGCATACGTCACCAAGACGACAACTGCATTCTTGAATGACTTAAACATCAACGATTCACCAAAGGTTGTTGCATCAAGTGAGCAGGTCAATGGAGCGAAGACTCTGGCGATGGAACTAAACTTGAATGCGAGTGATGACCGAAAGGTATCTCCAATCATCGACCTACAACGTTCATCTGTTCTTGCACTAGAAAACGTTATCGATGATGCGAACGCCGCGCAACATATCACTATCCCGATTGCGATATCAGAGTCGTCGGTAGGATTGAAGATTATCTTCGCAGCTAACAAACCGTCAGTTGCAGACTTCGAGGTATACACCAAGACTGCAGTTGATGAAGACGCATTGTCTGCAACAGATGACAATGGTGACCCATTGGTCGATTGGGTACAGGCAGATATAGACTTTGCAGTACCAAGTGACGATAACCCAACAATCTTCCGTGACCATGAATATACGATTGAGGCAGACCCTTTCTCTGTATTCCAGATTAAGATTGTTATGAAAACAAGTAACACGTCTAAGACTCCAGTCGTACGCGACCTACGTGCAATCGCGTTGGTAACTCCGTATGGCGGTGGTGGCGGTTCAAGCAGTAGTACCACTAACACAGGTAGCGGTACCGGAAATGACACTGGTGATGGCAACGGAAGTGATACTGGTAGCGGTACCGGAGATGACACTGGCGATGGTACCGGAGGAGACGACCCATCACCATCTGCGACTGCATTCACAGATATAACATCGTTACCAGCGACGTTAAATATTACAGGCTCTCCACGAACGTTTGAGGGATATAATCCAGAACAGGACACTAATCAATACGGAGAGTCTTGGAGATATTGGCACGATGAAGGTCGTTTGTTGAGATTGGCGATTCGGTTCCAACCATCTGGTGATTTCCAACTTGTTACCAATACTAACAGGACAGCCGAAACGGTCGTTGGTGCAGATTACATAGACCAATTCACCGTTCTTGCAACGGGTAAGTGGTTAGACCGCCCTGTCGTTGATGGAGAAACCTTTGAATGTGGCATGGAAATTGTCGAGGTTGATGGTCAGTCGGTTTCGTTCCGTCCAAATAATACGGTAGATAACCCACACCCAGAATTAAGAAATGTTGGAACGGGTGCGGACCTTGGTCATGACCCTGTGGTTTCAAAAACTGTTGACCATGACACTAACTGGGGCGCACACGGGTTTTTCATCACTGAACACAGCACTTGGATTGAAGACGGAAAACCGTCTTCGTGGGATTCACTTCACCTAAACCCTGCGCAAGATATCACAGGTTCATTCAAGATGAATTTGTTTGTCAGGGGAGACAACGTCACCGACGTTACTACAGCGCCTATCGAGGTAAATTATACTCTACAGGGTGAGGCGCAAGTGGACGACTCTCAAGGGTCGCCGTTAGTAATAGTAGGAGTAAGTGATAGAACGGGAGAAGACCCAGACCCAATCATTGCATCCTATGCATTAAGTGTATGGAAGCCTAGAACATTCCATGACGGCGCTACAGTATCAGACCAGACACTTGAAGTAGCGAGCGGTGCAACTGTCGATTTCCACATGACTTGGGGGTCTACTGACGGACAAACCGTAACGGTCGTACCAAATGAAACATGGGACGAGACGGGTCAATCAATAACTGTTAACCGTGGTGATTTCGTACAACTAAATGTATCGGATACTGCACAGATAGGAGATGATGCAAGCGTAACAGTGAGCGCCACTATATCAGGAGTACAGTATACTAAAGAAGTACCAATTCTGGTTATCTCCGGTGGTATGGGTTAATGCAAAAGAGATACTTGAAAGTAGAAGGTCATAATAATTTAGTGAGGGATAGTCGTACCGGCGCTATCCTAAATACGAACAAGGCAGAGATTGAAAGGGCAAAAAAACAAAAACAAGAAGCGCTCAAAAAGAATGCACATATCGACAAGCTGTCTAGTGATGTTGAATCACTTAAACAAGATATGTCACAGATAAAAGATTTGCTTTTTCGTTTAGTAGAGGGTAAAGATGAGTAATCCTATTTTACAAGAAATACATCTTGCGGATAATATAAACGCAGCGATACTAAAAATTAACCAGAACTTTGAGGGACTGGATTCTGCAGTTAGTAATATCACTATTAATATCGACTCTGCAGATATCACCAATATCATTAATAATGTATTAGACTCAGATTATTTCTTAACTGTAATCGACTCTGACTATATTCAGCAGTTGTTATTGGATATGGAGTTGAACTTTGATGACTCTCAGGTTCAAGCCAATGCGACAAATATATTAGAGTTATACAACCGCATCGATATTACTGACTCGGGTGTTCTTGTACTTGCAAGTCAAATACAACAGGTAGAAGCGGACCTTGCAAACTTAACACTTGACGGTATCGATTCTGCATTTTTAGAATCTGCAGTTGCGGGTGCGATGTCATCATTGACTGCTAGAATAAATGTTAATAGCGATGGACTAACAATACTTGGTGAGGCTGTAGATTCAGTCAGTGCGTCATTAGTTCTTATCGATAGTGAATTAGGCGGTTTAGATGGTCGCATTACTGGAAACGCGAATGCGATCAGCACACTAACCTCTCGTATCAATATCAACTCAGACCAGATTGATATACTGGGTCAGTCAGTAGATTCTATTCGCACAGACCTAAACAATATCGTATTGGATGCAATCGACTCTGACTTAATTATAGATGCAGTTGCAGAAGCCCAGAGCGCATTAAGTGCACGAATCACTGTAAATAGTGATGGCATCACTTCCTTGGGTTCACAGATAACTACCCTTAATGCAAACCTTAGTGCGATTAACTCTGATACTAACGAGAGAATTGACCTAAACGCAAGTGCAATATCTTCAGTAATCGCACGAGTCAATATAAACTCAGATGAAATATCAGCGATAGCTGAGGCGACAGACTCTTTGAGTGTTAGTCTTGACCAAATCTTAGATGAAAACGGTAACGTAATCATTTCACCTACCGATGTTGAGGCTGCGGCTGCGGATGCATTCAGTCAAGTGTATGCACGAATAGAAGCAGACAGCGCACGTTTAACGGTAATGAGTGGTCGAGTCGATAGTTTTCAAACCGAATTACTTGCTACTCAGGGTGATTTAGACGCAGAGATACTAGCGACTGGTCTTGCACGTCAACAACTTGAGAATCGAATTTCAATCAACAGTGATACAATCACTAACGTTAGTTCTTTGGTCACTGAACTAGATAGTACTCTTTTGGTTCGTGACGCAGAAGGTAATGTGACAAGCACTGCACACGCAGGTGCGGTAGAAGACCTAAGAACTGAGGTGGTTGCAGAAGACGGACTTATCCAGAGTGCACTATCGAGTTTTGAAACTACAATCGAAGCGATGATTGATAGTTCTAGGGCTGCGATTACTACAGACTATCAAACTTATGTAGATAATGCAACTGGTAATACTACCGCATCATGGCGTTTAAACGTAGAGGCGGGTGACACAACTGACCCTTACGTTGCGGGTATCGAGTTGTCGAACAACTCTCAGGTTGCAGATTTAGTCATCACTGCAGATACGTTTAAGTTGGTAACCCCGACTGCGACAGATGGTTCTGGTGGTATCAACCCGTTCACTGTAGATGCAACTGGAGTGAAACTATCTAACGCAACAGTTACAGGTTCTATAAGTATTGGTACTGGCCTAAGTGGTACAGACCACATGGAAATCACCAATGATAGGATTGATATCTTTGAGGGTAACGCAAGAAGAGTTCGATTAGGAATGTTATAATTTATGTTTTATGTTTTATCTAGCCACAATATTTTTGCACTCAAGCGACAGTTTAAAACACTACCAATAGATAAGACGACAGTAATAATAAATACGACTCACGCTGAGTTTCGTGAACATGCGATAGCTTATTGTGAGGAAAATAAAGTTCGTTATTTTGTAACAGAGAGTGATGGCACTGCTGCCACGGGAAAGAATAGTTTTCTTGACCGATTTGATGAAGATGGTGTACCATATGCAGTGCTGATAGATGGTGATGATTACCTCACTAAGCGTGGAGTGGTCATGTATCAACGTCTAGTAGAACGAGAAGATGTACCAGACGCTTTAGTGTTGTTTAATCAGGTCAATATAACTGAAACGAGACATGACCGTGTAGAAAGAAGTCAAGACCCGATTAGACCACACGAAGACCCTACTAAGTTGACCTCTCGATACATACAGTCATCGGCAGTCGCAGACTGGAACGAGTTGGCTAAAGGTTTTTTGGTTGCAGATAATGTGCCAGATATTACAGCTGAAGAAGTAGAGATGTTTAAAAAATATATCTCAACTCTTCAACACTCGATGGGTATAGATGAGTTAAGCACACGACTTGTGTTTATGTCAAGAAAGGTTTTACCCTACAGATTCAATAAAGGTTTGACGGTAGGAGAGGATACTCTTCAATATCTTGAACTAAAAGATGCACATGAACGTGGTGAACTAAAATTGGCTGCGCATAATGAAAAGTTCCCGACATACATGTACGATGTACGTATATCGGGCATTGCATTAAAAGAAAGTCAAAAGGACCAAGGTAAAGGGTTCATTAACTGGATGAAAGTTCTTTTGGCAGAAATGGATTGTCTAAAAGATAATAATAAGTTACACAAAACACGTGTACCAATATTGGAGTTTTAAATGGCCGATTATGGTTTAAAAATATGGACCGCAGCTGGATATGTATCGTTTGATTCCAGATATATGCCATCCTATGTAAAAGTGGTTACGTCCGGAACGACTACTGTTAGCGGTAACGGCACTAAAACCATATCCGTTCCAGAAGGATACACTTATCTTTATGTTAATGGTCCATCCGGTCCATATGAGTATCCCTTTGAATACACCAGAAAGAATTTCTCTGGAGGTAAGGCGTACGCATTTGAGCTAGAAAATAATCTTCCAACCACTGAATCGTTCGGTTACGTTTGTATTGTGCTATAGGAGAATATCATGTCGGATTATGGATTACAGGTAACAAATCAATCAGGTCGCGTTTTGTTCGATAGTCGTGAAGCGGGCCGTGGTACTTTTCAATACTCAAAGGGAACTATCTCGCCTGGCCAATCGCTAACTACCCTTATATCAGATTTGGTATTAATTAATATTGATAAGCCAAGTTCGGGAAGTCATAGATTTAGACTGGCAGGAACGCGTGTCGCCTCAGGTAATACTCTTACTTGGACTTTTAATTACACTTTCGCCACAGTTAATAACCACCCTATTAACTATGTTATTCTGAGAGACGCGGCGCAGGCTACAACTTTTGGTGACTATGGTTTACAATGTAATGACCGTGAAGGAACATATACTGGTCCAGTTACTTTTGATAGTCGCATGTTCACATCAACTGAAGGGGAAATTTCACTCGACCCAAATGATGTTTACATAGGAAGATTCGGACATGGTCAGAGTATATCCAGTTTCAGACAAATCAATGGCGTGACCATGACTGGATGGAACGGTCCAGATGGATTGGATTACTATAACGCAGGTATGTTAGAATACACTTCAGTATCGAGCTATGTAAGAGAATTTAGTATTGTTTGGGACAGTGGGACAAATATAGGTAATACTTATCAAGAAATATATAGTCGGCAAACAGGGTATTATGGTAATCCACCCTTTTCAACGATTTATGCATCTATTATAACAGTATCAACTTATGCAAACTCAGCTGCACCAAGCCCAGGCGGAGTATATTCCTTTTCCGAGGTTCACTCGGCAGGACAGGGATTTGAAACTACATATTACCCGTCGGCACTACAACCACTGTATATTGGTAGACCCAACCCTAACTTAGGTTTATATGAACCAACAAATACTTAATGTATAAATAAATTTTTATTTGGAGATTACAAAATGCACCCTAAAATCGCCTTAACTAATCAGAATGGCGTAATTGACAGAACTGATATGGATAGCGGTCGCTGGCCAGAAGATGGAGAATGGCTTGATGGTTGGCGCATTCAAAGAATCTATGACCTAGAAGGTCTTGAAGTTAGCGAATACATCTCAACTCGCGTATGGTCAGACGACGCATATGCGTTTGTCCCTGTCCCTCGCAGACCAAATCCAATCGCAGATTGGGACTGGTCCACTGAACAGTGGGTATGGGATTCTGAGGTTATTCTCAACGAGATTAGAACTGAACGTAACCGTATTCTTATGCAAAGTGACTGGGCATTAATGCCAGACTCACCTTTGTCAGATGAGCAGAAAGAAGAGATGAGGGCCTATCGTAAGGCTCTTAGAGACTTCCCTTCAACCCTTGATATGACTCAAGTAATGAGTCTACAGGATGTAGAGGATTGGCCAGTACACCCTGCTCTATAAAATATAAATAGGAGTATTGATTGGAGATGCGCAGATAGTGGTTTTCTGCGCACTAATTTATTATAAATAAAACCATCGTAAACCCTTTTTCATTCACTATAGAGAGCGATAATTGTGTCAGCATCGAGCATTCCACTAAAAATCAAAAATTCGAATGGTGACCTACAGGAATTCACTCCGGCGGAAGAGAACTATCTTGCGTTCGCAGTGGGACAAGCATTGGCGTCTGCAGCGTCCAATGATGTCGGTAATATAAGTTTAACTGGTAACGTGAACATTGGTTCTTTCGTTGACACCTTCTATAATGAGGTCACCGGAACTCACCCAGCTTCACAAATAACTTCATCTACTACAACTACTACACTAACTCAGGTGGGTGGTCCAGCAGATGAATCCGGTGCAAACTTTGTACGCCCTGTAGGATACTACGACGGAACTAACCCTGGCTTCTACGAAATGGTAGACCCAGACGTAACCGCGTTAGCCAATCGTGTTCTGAGTAATCTTGCACAGAATGATTACGTAGGAACTTTTAAACTAGCATCTTCCAGCCCAGGCGCTGATTACACATTGTTCATAGGAAATGTGTTTCAGGATACCCGTGGGGATGGAACATCAACTTCTTACAACATTTATCTACGTAACAATATGTCTGCGATTGCGGCAGTTCGTCCAGTTGCGACTCGTTACGACGTTAATGGAGACTTCGACGGTTTCCAAGAGATGAGTGATGCACAAATCCAATACACTATTGGTCAGCGCATCAAGACTCTACGTGCGACTTCAGGTAACATTGGTTCATACCAGTTGCGTTCTTCAACGCAAGGTGTACCTACTGCCCCAGGCACTTGGAAGTCCGTAGGCTCTGCAATCAACACTACTCGTGAAATTGCAGACCAGTCATATGCTCGTACTCGTAACTCTGCATATGTACGTACTCGTGTTTCTTCATACACTCGTGACCGTACCTCTACATACGCCCGAGTTTCTACTCGTACCAGTACTCGCGACTTTGCAGGTAACTACGTAGGTAACTATACTCGCGATTTCACAGGTAACTACTCACGCAACTTTGCGGGTGAGTACACAGGTGACTTCGTAGGTAACTATTCTCGCACTCGTAACAGTGCATATTCACGTGACCGTGTGACTAACTTCTCACGTACTTTTACTGGCGAATACATCCTAAACCGTCAGTCAACGTATACTCGTGTACGTCTACAGGCGTTCACTGGTGGATTTACTGGTTACTATTCTCGTGCACGTGTCTCTGTCTATACTCGTAACAGAATAACAGATTTCGCAGGATACTACACTCGTAACCGTGTATCCACATATGCCCGTGGCCGTGTTTCTTCTTACGCAGGTACTTACTCACGCAACCGCGTTAGTGCCTATGCAGGAACTTACACACGTACTCGTGTATCATCTTACTCAGGAACATACGCTCGTACTCGTAACTCTGCATATGCAGGGACTTACACGCGTACACGCGTTTCTGCGTACTCAGGTACTTACTCACGCACACGCGTTTCTGCATATGCTGCAGATTATACTCGCGTTCGTGCGACTAACTACACTCGCGACCGTGTAACTAACTTTGCAGGTGTTTACTCACGCGCACGTGTATCGACATATGTTCGCAACCGTGTTACAAACTTTGCGGGTAACTTTATTGGTAACTATGCTCGTAACTTCGTAGGAAACTATGCTCGCAACTTCGTAGGAAACTACGCACGTGCGTTCGCTGGTGACTACGTAGGTAATTACGCTCGTACTTCTACTCGCACATCAACTCGTACTCGTTACTCGGCTTATGCACGTACTTCAACACGTACTCGTGTATCTGCTTACACTCGCGACCGTGTTACAAACTTTGCGGGTAACTTTATTGGTAACTATGCACGTGATTTCGTTGGAAACTTTGTAGGTAACTACGCACGTAACTTTGCTGGGGACTTTGCAGGTAACTATGTTGGTAACTATGCAAGAGACTTCGTAGGCGATTTCGTAGGTAACTATGCACGTAACTTTGTTGGTAACTACGGCGGTAACTTCGTCGGTAACTATGCAACTACATTTACTGGTGACTTCGTAGGTAACTACGCTCGCGGTTTCGTTGGAAACTATGCACGTAACTTTGTCGGTAACTACACTAGAAACTTTGCCGGTAACTTCGTAGGTAACTACTCTCGTGGCTTCGCAGGAAACTATGGCGGTAACTTCGTTGGTGATTATGCACGTACTCGTGCGACCAACTATTCGCGTAACCGTGTTTCTGCGTACAGCCGTACTCGTGCAACCAATTACACCCGTACTCGTAACTCTGCGTACACTCGTACGTCTACTCGTACTCGTTACAGTGCATATGCACGTACTTCGACTCGTACGTCAACTCGTACTCTAAGTTACACTCGTACATTGTACTACACTGGTAACTACGCTCGTGCGTTTACTCGTGATCGTACTCAGACATTTACTGCAACTGGTACCTACACTCGTACTTTATACTACGCGGGTGACTTTACTGGAAACTACACCCGTAATGTTACTTACACTGGTAACTATACCCGTACATTGACTTACACTGGTGACTTCGTAGGTAACTACACTCGTGGTGTCACTTATACTGGTAACTACACTCGTGGTGGCCCAGTAACATATACTGGCGACTATATTCGTTACCAGAACCCATATGACACCGTAAACTATTATATCGGTAACTATATCGGCGGTGGTGCTACCTACACTGGTAACTTTGTTGGTAACTACACCAGCGCATATGCAGGCGCAGGTGGTGGTCGAGTATCTTCATATACTCGATATGTTTATCCAACTGGTCTACAGTATTATACTCGTTCGTTCGGTACAACCACCTATTATACGCGTACATCGACTCGTACGTCAACTCGTAACTCAACTGGTGCAGGCACGGATTATACTGGTGCATACACTCGTTCGGCAGCGTTGTACTACACTGGTAACTATATCGGTACTGTTACTGAGACTTACACTCGTAACCGCGCTGCGACACTAGACTACACTCGTACTCGTGTCACTAACTACACTGCAACAGGTACGTATACTCGTGGCCGTGGGGCGACACTAGACTACACTCGTAACAGTACTCGTACTTCAACCAATACTGGTTACTACACACGTACATTGTACTATGTCGGCAACTTCGTAGGTAACTATGCGCGTAACTACGCCGCAGACTACACCCGTACTGGTTACTACACACGTACTGGATACTACGCAGGTGACTTCGTAGGAAACTATGCGCGTGGATTTGCAGGAAACTTCGTAGGAAACTATGGTCGTTCATTCGTTGGCGATTACGTAGGTAACTTTGTTGGTAACTATGCGCGTACATTCGTTGGTGATTACGTAGGTAACTTTGTTGGTAACTACGCACGTACTTCAACACGCACATCGACTCGCACACGTTACTCAGCATATGCCCGTACACGCGTAACTAACTACGCTGGCGCATACTCACGTACTCGTACATCAGCCTACGCTCGTACTCGTAACTCGGCTTACTCGCGTACTCGTGTAACTAACTACGTTGGTGATTTCACCCGTACGTCAACTCGTACTTCGACTCGTAACCGTTACTCTGCATACGCAAGAACTCGTGTAACTAACTACGTTGGTGATTTCACTCGAACATCTACTCGTACGTCAACTCGTACACGTGGTTCTGCTTACGCACGTACTCGTGCAACCAATTATGTTGGTGATTTCACCAGAGACCGCGTAACTAACTTCGCAGGTAACTTCGTAGGTAACTACAGCCGTAACTTCGCAGGTGACTTTGTAGGAAACTACGCTCGCGCATTTGCAGGTGACTTCGCTGGTAACTTCGTTGGTGAGTACACTCGTACGTCTACTCGTACTCGTTACAGTGCATACGCAAGAACTCGTGTATCTGCATACAGCCGTACTCGTGGTTCCGCATATACTCGTGACCGTGTAACTAACTTTGCAGGTGACTTCGCAGGAAACTATGCACGTACATTCACTGGAAACTACTCACGCAACTTTGCGGGTAACTTCATCGGTGATTATGTCGGTGACTTCACTGGTAACTACGTAGGCAACTACAACCGTGGTTTCGTCGGTGAGTACACTGGCGCATATACTCGTCAATTCGGTGGTAACTATGTGGGTAACTACAGCCGCGGATTTGTTGGTGAGTACACTGGTGCATATTCTCGTAACTTCGGTGGAAACTACGTAGGTAACTACACTCGTGGATTCGTTGGAGAATACGCAGGTACTTACAACCGTACATTCGCAGGTGAGTACACTCGTGGGTTCACTGGTAACTATGCAAGACAGTTTGCAGGCGACTTCGCTGGTAACTACTCTCGCACGTTCGCTGGAGAATACGCAGGAACTTATAACCGTGACTTCGTAGGTGACTTTACTGGTAACTATGCACGTACGTTTGCAGGTAATTACATCCGCAACCGTGTCTCTGCATACGCTGGCAACTTCATCGGAAACTACACTCGTGACTTCATCGGTAACTACTCACGTAACTCAACCGATGTATTCTCACGTACTCGCGTCTCTGCATACGCAAGACTACGTACCTCTGCTTACTCTGCAGATTATGGTAGAACTCGCGTATCAACTTACGCAGGTAACTATACTGGCGACTACGCCCGAGACTTCACTGGTAACTACTCACGTGATTTCACTGGTAACTACAGTCGCGCATTTGTCGGTAACTATGTTGGTGCAACTCTCCAGCCTACTTACCAGACGGTTGAAGGTTATACTCTATACGTAAGGATTGCATAATCCTCACAAATAGTGTATAATAGATACTAAAGTGGGTCAGTAATGGCCCACTTATTTTTATACTATATACGATTGACTTGAATTGATTTTTTGGAGAATGACTTAATGAGTTACAGAAGATGGATGGATAACGCGTTCTGGGAGACAGATGCAAAAGAACAACTAAACTGCATCCTAGAAATGGAAGACGATGTTGGTCGAGTTACCCGTCAGGTAATGTTATTAAACAGGTTCGATAAGGACGGTAATCCTAACGAACTTTTTGATGAGGTGGTATCATCACTAGGTGAAGAAACCATTGACAAAGAAACAACGGACCGTGTTGCTCGAAAAGAAGCCGAGGCCGAAGAAGAAAAACAACGTGACCTTGAACATCGAAAGGCGCGTAAATTAGAGAAGTTGTTCAACTACAAATTAGAGGCGTTCGAAGTCGATGAGATTAAGAACTCCAAAAACCGTAAGTTGAAGGCAAAACTACGTCGTGCGAAGTCACGTATCGAAGTAGACTTATACTCTATTATGATTCTTCAAGAAGTCTTAGAGGCAGAGGCAAATGGCGCAGAGTAAAGGTTTCGTTATTGTCGCATCACAGAAACATAACTTTTATCTGTATGCGGTTAACTTGGCAGAATCAATTCGAGACTTCTATGAACCAGAAGACGAATGTAAAATCTGTCTAGTAACAGAAGAAAGATTTTTAGACGACCGTGGTCGTGAAGTTGCAGATGATATTATCTTTTGTGACGACCACTATCGTGCAAAATTATGGGGCATGGCTAAGTCACCTTATGACCTAACCATGTACATTGACGCTGACATGGAGTGTGAACACGAAGACATCGTTAAAGTGTGGGATGAGATGAAAGACCACGATGTGGTATTCTCCGCACTAACCGATGACCGTGATTACATCTATGCAGAACGTGACTTCGATACACCGGAAGGTAAGGCGAAGTTTACATTATGTGGAGGTGTCTGTCTATATGATATGTCCAAACCAATTGTACGTGAATTCATGCAAGACTGGTGGGACTTAACGTATAAACAGATGAATGACACTTGGTGGCCCAATGGGTATGCGGACAGTCTCAAGTCTTGGGACCAGTTCTCACTCTGGTGGTTGACTGAGAAAGAAGAAAAGTATAAGGATCTCAAAGTCGGTATCTTTGATGACGACTTGAGATGGAACTATTACAACGCCCTTAACTGGGCAATAACAAAACCTGAATCAGGGCCAGTGATTTTAAGACACTTCTCTGCAGGTTTGAATAAGGACACACCAATCGTATGACACAGGTAAATGACCAATATCTGAAGCATGTCGAAGTCAATAATCCAGAACTTCTGGCAATTCTTGATGAGTATGCTCAATTGCACAAGTGGAGAGGTTTCCAAGATAACGTCTACTGTACTGCAATGGAACACGCACGTCAACGTCCTTATTACGTTGGCGAAAACTACATGAATGAGGTTGTATCTCAGGGTGCGGGACATGACGGTTTTCCTGAGCACCTACTAGGTTACAATCTAAAGTTGGCAGACAAGTCACACGCAATCTTTGAAAAAGATGCGGACCCAGTATTTAAACGTGACTTTACTCATCACCTTGCGGACCTAAATGACCGCATGATGAATTTCTTGTCAACCAAGCATAATGCGTTGACTGCAGTATATCCACCAGAAGGTTTCATCTCGTGGCACAATAATCAGAACGCTCCTGGCTTTAACTTAATTTTCTCTTACTCAGAAGACGGCCAGGGTTACTTCGATTATATCCATCCAGTGACCAAAGAAGTTGTTCGTTGTCAAGATGAGCCAGGAAAGTGGACATGTAAGGCAGCATACTTCGGTTCATTTGATGAGCCAGAGAAGAGACTATATCACGCAGCCTCTGCGAATGATGGATGGAGAACTACTGTTTCTTATATCTTTGACTGGACCGAAGAAGGTGAAGCCTTCCGTGAAATGGTCCTAGAAGACATCTCTTCACACGTTTAAAATAATAAGACCCTAAGTCGTATAAATAGAGGAAAACGTTTATACACTTAGGGTTCTTACCACAATGGCGCATTACGAAGATTTTACAATTGACCAAGGTTCTGACCTAGCTCTAAAATTAGAACTGGTAAACACCGATGGGTCAACTAAAGATCTTTCCGGTTACTCGGCTGCAGCGAAGATGAAGAAAAACTTCAACAGTTCTGCAGACGATACCGTGGAGTTCAATGCTGTCATAAGTGCACCACCTGAAAGTGGCGTACTCTCATTATCTCTTACCAATCTCCAGACCGATGAACTATCTACACGCGGTCGATACGTATATGATGTTGAAATAAGCTATACCGATAGTGACGGTAACAACATAATAGAACGCGTATTAGAAGGTAAAATAAAAGTTAACCCTTCAGTAACGAGGTAATACCAATGCCTATACATAGGGTCCCAACAATCAGCGGTATTCGCACCGATACAACTAGAGTACGACGAATAACAGTCGGCACTCCAATTAATCTTGCGGTGCAGAATTTATCATCTGGTCTTAAAACGTTCGACGGTATAGGTGATAAGCCAGGTATTGATGAATTAAAACTAGGTGAGATTGGTATTAATACCCAAGATGGTAAACTTTACATCAAACGAGCATATGATGGTGTAGAGACGATTGTCGAAATAGGTGCAGGTGGCGGTGGTGATTTAAATGCAACCACTACATTCAATGCATACATCTATACGTCAGACGGAACGTTACAAACAATCGAGGGTCCAGACGATGCAACTAACGTATTGCAGTACGACCCAGACCCAAATACTCCGTCACGAATTCAAGTATATTTGAACGGTGTCTTACTCCATCAAGGAATAGACTACGTTGCAAACGACGGGACAAGTATTGTCCTAACTCATATTGTAGGTGAAGAGCAAGTTGTCCAAGTTGCAGCCTATAATTCTACTGGTGTATCCCTAAATAATGACCTAATCATCGATGACCATTTTTCATTGACATTGGGCACGAACGAGGAAACTCGCTTCTATCATAATGGGGTTGACACCATCATTAAACATCTAGGGTTTAACGACGGTCAATTCAAAATACAGTATCTTAATGACGAAAGATTTGTTATGGATAGTGGTGGGGTTCAACTATTGGGTCAATACAGACTCAATGGCGTAGAACTTGCAACCAAGACTGACTTTGAGCAACTGAACGCTAGACTTGACGCACTGGATAGTGACATTCAAAGTATTAAGAATTTAGAGTTAATTCAGAACTTGTTGTCAGAATAGCGCGTATAATGTCCGCTCAAACTCGTTTTTAATATAAATAAAATCAGTATATTAACTGACCCTAGTATTCGAAGGTATGATCAATAATAAGTCCTTTAACAGGGTACTTGCAGAGAGCCTATTCAACCTTGCAAAACAAAAGCAGGATGAAGTCTCTGCAACGCCCGGCCAAGAAACCGCGTTATTCGATTATATCGAAGGTACCTCTTCATCGACGAACGACCGCACAGTAATACCTGAGGCCCAAGCTATCATAGCCCCAGGCGATACAGCAGTCTTCGAGTTGAACGGTACTCCAACTCGTGATGATTTGATTGATGTGTGGGTGAATGATGTACTACAACACCCTGAAGAGGTGTATGAAACTATTGGTAATACTATTCATTTTTTCGTGGTTCCGCCGCAAGGTACGGACATCTATATTAAATTTCGTTAGTATATTATTAAACGTTTAATTTCAACCTAACTCTAGGAGATTCACAGATGTCATTTAGACAGATTAAATCACCTGCTCTAGCCGATAAGGCGGTCATCAATACCAAACTTGACGAAAGTGCGGTACAAGGACAGAGCACCCTAACGGGAATGACCTCACCGGACCAGTGTTTTACGCTGTTGTACGATGTAGGTACAGACTCGTTGAAGAAGATCGCGTCAGACGACTTCTTCGGATCGTTCTCAACTGACGATCTAGTGGAAGGGTCTAACCTATACTTCACCGATGCACGTGCAAAAACTGCAGTTGCACAAGACATCGCTGATGCGGTAGCGGTAGAAGAAGCTCGCGCACTAGCGGCAGAAGGCGTACTACAATCTGCAATCGATGCAGAAGTAGTTCGTGCAACTGCAGCTGAGCAAGCAAACGCTACAGCAATCTCGAATGAGGTTACCCGAGCAACTACTCGTGAAAATGCAATCGAAACTGCGTACCAATCTGCAGACGCTGCATTGTCACTACGTATTGACAACATCCTTTCAAATACAGATGAAGTTGCACTAAATTCACTTGCAGAAATCGTTACTGCGTTCGAAGACGCGGATGACGTACTAACTGCATCAACTATCGCAAACTCAAACGCAATTCAGGCAGAGGTTACTCGTGCGACTGCGGCGGAAGCTGCAAACGCAACTGCAATCGCGAATGAGACTACTCGCGCAACTACCGCAGAAGCAGACCTACAGTCACAAATCAATACTGAAGTAGCTGCTCGTATCGCAGGCGACAACGCACTAGATACACGTTTGACTACAGAAGAAGGTAATGTAGACAACCTACAATCAGACCTTGCTGATGAGATTTCACGTGCAACAGCGGCAGAAGCGGTTCTAACTCAGGACCTTGCAGACGAAGTAACTCGTGCAACAGCGGCAGAAGCTGCGAACGCTCAGTCTATCCAAGATGAAATCACTGCACGTGCAGTAGCGGATACTCAAGTCCGTACTGACATGACTGCATTGATTAACTCTGGTGATGCTGCAACTCTTGCAGCTGCAAAGGCAAACGACGACCTACTAATCGGTGACGCAACTGTTGATGGTACTGCTAGCAACACGGTAACCGACCGCATCGCAACTGCTAAGGCAGAGGCAATTGCAGACGCAGACGCATCTGTAGCGACAGAGCAGGCAGCTCGTGAGGCGGCTGACTCAGACCTACAAGCAGGTCTTGATGCAGAAATTGCACGTGCAACTGCAGCAGAAGGTGTACTAACTACTGACCTAGCAGCCGAGGTAACTCGTGCAACTGGTGAAGAGTCGCGCATCGAAGCGAAAGTTGACAACATCATCTCTAATACTGACCCAGCTGCGTTGGATTCATTGACAGAAATTGTCGATGCATTCCAGAGCGTTGATAGTGACATTCAGGCACTTGTCAACTCTAACACAGTTGCAATCAGTAACGAAGCAACAACTCGCGCATCTGCAGATACAGTTCTACAGGGTAACATCGACGCAGAGGCCGCAACTCGTGCAGCTGCAGATACTACTCTACAACAGAACATCGACGCAGAAGAAACTGCACGTATTGCAGGCGATGCGGCAACTCTTGCATCTGCCAAGGCGTACACTGACCAAGAAGCAGATTCTCATCTAGCAGCTGCAATCGCACACGCAGACGCACAAGACGCGGCACTAATCGGTGACGCATCTGTTGACGGTACTGCAGGCAACACTGTTACTGCACGTATCGCAACTGCAAAGAGCGAAGCAAACGCATACACTGACGCAGAAATTGCAGCGGAAGCGGCAACTCGTCAGGCAGATGATGACGCACTATCTCTACGCACCACTTCACTAGAAGGTCGTATGGATACTGCAGAAGCAGACATCACTGCAGTAGAAGGTGACTTGGCAACTGAAGTTGCAGCTCGTACTTCGGGTGACGCAACACTTCAGGCAAATATCGATGCAGAAGAAACTGCACGTATTGCAGCTGACAACACTCTACAACAAAACATTGACGCCGAAGAGGCACGTGCAGTAGCTGCAGAGGCAGACCTACAAGGTCAAATCACTGCAGAAGTTACTCGTGCAACTGGCGTTGAAGCAGGACTACGTACTGATACAGATGCAAACACTGTAGGTGTTGCGACTAACGCAACTAACCTTGCAAACGAAATCACTCGTGCGCAATCAGCAGAGTCTACTCTACAATCTAACATTGATGCAGAAGCAGTAACTCGTGGAAACGCGGATACTACTCTACAAGCTAACATCGATGCAGAAGTTACTCGTGCAACAGGTGTCGAGGCAGGTCTACGTACCGATATCGACGCAAATACTGCTGCAATTGTTGGTAACGACTCAGACATCGCGGCTGAAACTGCGGCTCGTATCGCAGGTGATGCATCACTACAGTCTCAGTTGAATGCAGAGATTACTCGCGCCACTGGCGAAGAGTCACGTATCGAAGGACGTTTGGACACTGAGATTGCACGTGCAACTGGTATCGAAGCAGGTCTACGTACTGACGTAGATGCAAACGCAGTAGAAATCGCAGCAGTAGATTCAGACCTATCTGATGAAATCGCTCGTGCAACTGCGGCAGAACTTGTACTAACTCAAGACCTAGCGGCAGAGGTAACTCGCGCAACTGGTGTTGAGGCAGGTTTACGCACTGACGTTGACTCAGTAACTACTCGTGTTGATGCAATTGTCGGTACTTCACCAGAGACTTTAGACACTCTACAAGAAATCGTTGCTGCATTCGAAGACGCAGACAGTGACCTACAAGCAGTTATCTCTGCAAACTCAGGTCGTTTGACTACTAACGAATCAGACATCGACGCACTAGAAGTTCGCGCAACTGACCTTGAGTCACGTGCAACTCTAGTAGAAGGTCGTGCAACTGCACTAGAAACTGAGCAGTCTGCTCAAGCAGGTCGCTTGACTGTCAACGAAGGTGACATCGATGACCTAGAAACTAAGGTTGGTACTGCAACTCTACAAACTGTTGCAACTGACCTATCAGCTGCAATCAACGAGATTCACGCAGAACTAGACACTGAAGCAGGTCACGTCGATACTCTACAATCAGAGATGGACGCTGTTGAAGGTCGCGCTACTGTCCTAGAAGGACGTGCAGACGGTCATGATTCAGACATCGCAGCTCACAACGTTCGTTTGAACGGTGCAGAGCAGGATATCGATGACCTAGAATCAATCGTCGGTACTGCAACTCTAGCAACTGTTGCAATCACTACTACTGAAGCTATCAACGAACTACACAGTGAAGTTGATATCAACACTGGTAAGGTTGCTACTCTTGAGTCGGAGATGGACGCAGTTGAACTACGTGCAACTTCACTAGAGAACCGCATGGCGGGTGTTGACAGTGACCAAGTTGTACAGGACGGTCGTCTAACTGTTAACGAAAGTGACATCGATTCGCTAGAAGCGAAGATGGGTACTGGTGCATTCGCAACTGTTTCACAAACTACTGTAGGCGCAATTAACGAACTACACGGTGAAGTAGACGCGGCTGTCGCACGTATCGATGGTCACGATTCTGACGTAGGTGATCTGCAAGCGCAAATCACTGCGGAAGTTAACCGTGCAACTACTCAAGAAGGTCTAATCCGTAGCGAGTTCGCTACAGAAGACACTGCGGTCCGTGCAGAATTCGCGGCGGCAGATGCAGTAGTATTGGCGTCAGCAGCGGCAGACGCAACTTCTAAGGCGGATACTGCGGAAGCGAATGCGAAAGTATACGCAGACGGTATCGTTGCTGCTGAAGAAACTGCACGTGAGAACGCGGACACGGTACTACAGTCTGCAATCGATGCAGAAGTTACTCGTGCACAGTCTGCTGAGGCGACATTGTCATCTCGTGCAACTGCACTAGAAACTGAAATGACTGCAACTCAAGCAGGTGCTGGTCTTTCAACTGCAGGTAACTACATCACTCCAACTGGTACTTCATACCTAGACGCATCTGTCTCTCTAGCAGACGCAGACGCGAAGCTAGACGCTGCTATCGCGGCAGAAGTATCACGTGCATCGGGTGTTGAGGCAGGTCTACAAACTCAAATCACTAACGAAATCGCAGCTCGCATCGCGGGTGACAGTGATCTTCAGTCACAGATTGATGCAGAAATCGGTCGTGCAAGTGGTGTTGAGAGTGACCAGGCGGCACTTATCCAAGCGAATGCTGACGCAATCGCGGCGGAAGAAAGTGCACGTCAGGCTGCAGATTCAAATCTACAGTCACAAATCGACTTCATTACGTCAAACACTGATTCTGCGGCACTAGACTCGTTGACAGAAATCGTTGCGGCATTCCAGTCTGCAGACGGTACTCTAACTGGTCTAATCTCTCAGAACCAGACAGACATCGCAACTAACACTGCGGGTCTTGCACAAGAAATCACCGACCGTATTGCAGGCGATAACGCAGTACGTGGTGAGTTCGCTGCGGCAGATGCGGGTCTACAGACTCAAATCGATGGTAAGGTAAGCAAGTCAGGCGATTCAATGACCGGCGATCTTGCAATGGGTGGAAACAAGGTTTCTGGTCTTGCAGTCGGTACTGATTCTGCTGACGCAGTTAACGTAGGTCAATTGACTTCAGGTTTGGCTGCACAGCACATTTCACAGTTCAGTACAACTGACCTTGCTGAAGGTGACAACCTATACTACACTGACGCACGTTCACGCGCTGCATTCTCTGTAACCGACGTAGACGGTGAAGGTAACGTTTCATACGATAGCTCAACTGGTGTTCTATCAGTATCAACTGGTAAGGCATTCCTAGAGTTAGAAGATGTAAGCGAGTCTTCATTCACTGGACACGAAGGTTTCGTTGCACGTGTTAAGACTGACGGTTCGGCGATTGAATTCATCGACCCAACTCAGTTGGCATTTAACAACGCACAACGTCAAACTATGAATGGTGACGGTGCACAGACTACATTCGCATTGAACTTCTACACGCAAGACCAAAACGCGATTGTATTCGTAGGTGGTGTTATTCAGGATCCGTCCACTCACTACTCTATCGATGCTGCAAACCAAACTATCACGTTTAACAGTGCAATCCCTGTAGGTACTCAGGCGGTTGTTATTGCACAGTCAACTAACTCAGTCGGCGTACTAGACCCAGGCTCAGTTGGCGTTGAAACATTCGCTGACAACATCAAGCCTGCAATACAGGGTGTAGACATTGTAGTTGGTACTTCACCAGCTGTAGTATCTTCATTCAACGCTACTGTTTCTCGTGCAGCCAAGTTCATCGTAACTGTTGACCTAAACGGCGAACACGAAGTACGCGAGTGTATGGTTATCCATGATGGCACTACTGCATACATAAATGAGTACGGTATTGTATTTACTGGTTCATCTCTACTAGGTGATACAGACGTACAAATGAGCGGAGACACTGTCGAGTTAACTTATGAGGCAGTTTCGGCTGGCGCAGTTGTTAAGGTTGTCAAGACTACTGTAGACGTATAATGGAACACTGATGAGGTGGGGGTTTCCCCACCTTTATTATCGAAAACAAACATTAGTGTAACTCAACTCAAAGGTAAAGAAAAATGAGTACAAACAAAAAGTTCAGAGTACAGAACGGTATCGATGTCACTGGTGAAGTGGTTGTCGGTGGTGTAACTGTAATTGATGCTGACGGTACCGTTGTTTCCGATTTAAGTGACCAGTTGGTCCCTCTTCAAAATGAAGTCGCTGCACTAGAGGTCTCAATCGAAAACATCCTTGGTACGTCACCAGAAACTCTTGATACCCTTCAAGAAATTGTTGCTTCTTTCCAAGGGGCAGACGGTGATTTACAAACTCTAATCACCACTAACGCAACCGGCATTGCAACTAATGCCACTGCAATAACTGACGAAGAAACTGCTCGTGTTGCGGCTGACGCTGCACTTCAAACAGCAGTGGATGCGACAAACGCACGTACATCTGGTATCAGTACATCTTCAGGTTCGTCTAACATCCAGATGACCGCTGAAGTTGACATGGACAGTAACGCAGTTACTAACATGGCTGACCCAAGTTCTGCACAAGATGCAGCAACTAAGGCATACGTTGATGCGGCAGATACTACTCTACAAGGTAACATCACTACAGAGGCATCATCTCGTGCATCTGGAGACGCGAACCTACAGAGTCAGGTTGACGCACTAAGCGGTAACGTTGGCGGTTTGTCAACTACAGATATTCCAGAAGGTTCTAACCAGTATTACACTGACGCACGTGTTCGTGCAGCAGTTCAGGCTGGTACTGGAATGTCATACGAACAAAGCACTGGTGAGTTCTCAGTCAGTCTATCTGGCGGAGACGGTATCTCTGTATCGGGTGGAACTATATCCATTGATGGTACTGCAATTGCGCAGGACCTAATTCCATCTGCAGACGATACTTACAGTCTAGGTTCACCAGATAAGGTCTGGAAAGATGTTTACATCGGCCCAGGGTCTTTATACCTAAACGGTACTAAGATTCTTGAAGACAATTCTGGTACAATCACTATGTACGCAGACGCAGGTCAGAATCTATCGTTCGGTGCAACCGGCGGTGGTACTATCGACTTGAACGCTGGTGACGAAAGTATCCAGATCAAGTCAGACCTAGTATTGTCAGCAGGAGAGACTATTTCTACTGTCGGTGGGGTTGCAACTCCATTCGGTGGTCAAATCGACATGCAGACTCACAAGGTCGTTAATGTTGGTACCCCGACTGCAGACGCAGATGCCGCAACTAAGGCATATGTTGATGGTCGTGTAGATGCAGGCTCAATCTCCGGAGATAAGACTTTCTCTAATAACGTTGTCGTTTCAGGTAACTTAACTGTTCAGGGTACTACTACCACTGTAAACAGCGAGACTATCTCTCTGGCAGATAACATCATCGACGTTAACTCAAACGTTACTTCAGGTAACCCAACTGAAAACGCTGGTCTACGTGTTATGCGTGGTGACTCTCCAGCATCACAGTTGCGTTGGAACGAAGCGAACGACTATTGGGAAACTTTCGATGGTAGTGATTGGACTAAGGTCGCACTATCTACGACTGACCTTGCAGAAGGTTCTAACCAATACTTCACTGACGCACGTGCTCAGTCAGCGGTTGCAGGAGATATTTCTTCGGCAGTTGCAGCTGAGGCAGTTCTACGTGCGGACGCGGACACTGCAGAAGCAAGTGCTCGTGCATCAGCTGATGCATCACTACAATCTGATATCGACGGTGAAATCGCTCGTGCACAGGGTGTAGAGGCAGGTTTGGATTCAGACATCTCAGTTAACGCTGCAGGTGTTGCATCTAACGCGGCTGCAATCGCACAGGAAGTGACTGACCGTACTGGTGCAGTTGCAACTGTACAGTCTAACGTTGACGCAGAAGAAGCGGCGCGTATCGCAGCAGATGGTGGTCTACAGACTCAAATCACTGCACTAGACGCGAAGCATGATAGTGACCACGCTGCAATGATTTCATCATTGGCGGGTGAGACTACTGCACGTATCTCAGGTGATGGTAACCTACAGACGCAAATCGACGCGGTCGAGGCTGCAGTAGAAGCAATCACTAACGGCTCAGTTGCATCACTAGACACTCTAGTAGAAGTTGTTAATGCATTCGAGAATGCGGACAGCGACCTACAGGCAGTTATCACTGGTAACACTTCAACTATCTCTGGTGTCAACACTCGTGTTGGTACTTTAGAAGGTGAGATGGATGCGGTTCAGGCATTGGCCTCAACTAACTCTTCTCTATTGGCTAACCACGGTCCACGCATCTCTACTAACGAGACTGACATTTCTTCACTACAGACTTTCTCTGGTGAAGGAACTGTACTAGGTACTGCTGCAGTATCACTTGCTGCCGCAATCAACGAGATTCACTCTGAGTTGAACTCTGTTGTTGCAGACCTAGGCGTTGAAGTAGGTCGTGCGACTGGTGTCGAGGCAGGTTTAGATTCAGACATCTCTGCTGAAGCTGTCGCTCGTGCAAACGCAGACACAAGTCTACAGTCTCAGATTTCTTCTGAGATTGCACGTGCAACTAGCGCGGAATCAGGTCTTTCAGGTGATATCTCAGCTGAGACTACTGCACGTGTTCAGGGTGACGCGAACCTACAATCACAAATCGACTCACTATCTACGTCTATAACTGACGAAGGTAATGGTCGTGACAGTGATGTATCAGACCTACAGGCACAAATCAATAGCATCTTGTCTAACACAGACCAGGCTGCAATTGACTCGTTGACTGAGGTTGTCGCTGCATTCCAGAGCGCAGACAACTCACTAGGTACCCTAATCACTCAAAACCAGACTACTCTAGGCCTACACGGCGGACGTTTGGATGCGATTGAGGCATGGGATACAGATAACGTCTCAGAAGGTTCATCGAACCTATACTTCACTGAGGCTCGTGCACGTGGATGTGTATCTGCAGACGCAGGTTCATGCATCGACTACAATGAGTCAACTGGTAAGTTCTCACTAGACGTATCTGAAGTTGAGAGTGCGGTAACTCCAGACAACGCGACAAACGCGGATAAGTTAGACGGACAACACGGTTCACACTACCGTATTGACATCTACGATATCAACGGTACTGTTGTTAACTAATACATTTTATATGTGTAGAAAGGGGACTTCGGTCCCCTTTTTTATTGCTGATATAAATAAACGTATAAATAGTATTATTCAACCATGAGACCATCCAATGTACGCAACAAGTAAAGAGGAATTGATAGACTATTGCCTACGCTCTCTAGGGCATCCGGTGGTGGATATCAACATTGATGAAGAACAACTAGACGACCGTGTTGACGAAGCCGTCCAGTGGTTCCGTGAGTTTCATCCAGATGGCTCAAAAAGGTTTTATCTGCAACATCAACTGACTGAACAAGATATCGCCAATAAGTATATTGATTTCCCAGACGACATGGACCTACTGAGTGTTGTTCGTATGTTGCCTGTATCTTACACAGGGGCACAGACAGGGTGGTTCAGTGACGCATGGCAGTTCATGAAATTTACTGTTAGTGACTTCGTCAACGGCCGTGGTATTCTTGGTGACCTTGCATATTACGAACAAATGCAACAACACTTGTCTTTGATTGACATGAAGTTGAGCGGGTTACCAGTCATAACGTTTGACAGACAATACAACCGAATTAATTTGCATATCAGTACATCAAAACTTGAGGTAGGGGACTACGTTGTGTTTGAGGTGTACGGTGTGCGCAACCCAGACGATACTGTAAACGAATACAACAACCTTTGGAATCATCGTTTTTTGAAGGCATATGCAACTGCACTAATTAAGAAGCAGTGGGGTCAAAACCTTATCAAGTTTGACGGTATGACACTCCCAGGCGGAGTCACCGTTAACGCTCGTCAAATCTATGAAGATGCACTTCAGGATATTGACAAGGTCATGGAGAAATTCCGTGAAGAAGATGAGGAAGGCCCAATGTTCTTTATGGGGTAAACCATGGCGACGAATCCATATATTAGTCAAGGACATAGACCGGAGCAAAGTCTATACGAAGACTTGATAATCGAATCTATCAAGTTTTACGGTCAGGACATTTATTATCTACCGAGAGAAGTGGTAGAACGTGAAGACATTTTCCTTGATAGTATTCAGTCACAATTTTCAGACGCATACAAAATCGAAGTGTTTATCGAGAACACTGAAGGTTTTGATGGTGAGACTAATATCTTCACTAAGTTTGGTATCGAGTTACGTGACCAAGCCACTTTTGTCATCGCACGTCGTCGATGGAGAGAGTTGGTGGGTGACAGATTATCTGAGCAGTATCAGTTCCGTCCACGTGAGGGGGACTTGATATTCTTACCACTATCCCAATCTCTGTTTGAGGTTAAACTGGTGGAAACAGAAACACCATTCTATCAGTTGAACCAACTACCTTTATTCCGCGTACAGTGCGAACTATTCGAATTCTCAGACGAAGATTTCGATACTGGTATTCCAGACATCGATATCGTGGAGAGAGAACACGCATTCCAGTACCACGTTCAGATGGCTGCACCAGAATCAGGCCAAGGTGGATTTTACGAGATAGGTGAGACGGTGGTTCAAACCTACGATGACTTCGAGATGAAGGGCGAGGTTGCATCATGGAATAGTGAGACCCGAATTCTTTCTATCGCACACTCAGGTGCAACCGATGGTAAGTACCACGAGTGGTCTACTGATAGGGTGATTGAGAGTGATTCGGGTGCAACGTTTATGCCTGTTACTGTGAGCGAAGACGTTAATGAAATACAACCATTTAGTCAGAATCAAATCTTTGATGACTTTGAAAATGATTTCTTAGACTTCACTGAGGGTAATCCATTTGGAGATGTGTCGTAATGTTTGGGACTTATTTTTATAACAAAAGGGTCCGTACAAGTGTTTCTGTGTTTGGGTCTCTGTTCAATAACATACATGTTTTAAGAACAAAACAAGACGGTACCGTGATGTCTCAGGTCAAGGTCCCGTTGTCGTATGCACCTAAACGTAACTTCATGGAGCGTCTCGAAGAGATGTCACAGGGAGAGGAAGCAGAACGTAGAGTTGCGATTAAACTCCCTCGTATGTCTTTCGAGATTACGTCGATGACGTACGATGCGCAGAGACAGTTACCTAAAATTAATAGCTTCACATCGTCGATGGAAGATGCGGACGGTGCTAAACGACGCAGAGTCTACACAGGCGTTCCTTATAATATTAGTTTCCAGTTGAGTGTATATGCAAAGAGTCAAGATGATGCGCTACAGATTGTAGAACAAATCTTACCATACTTTGCTCCGCAGTATACTTTATCGGTAAAACCATTTTCCGATCTACCGGATGTTACAGAAGATGTCCCAATCACTTTAACGGGCGTCGATTTTCAGGATGACTTTGAAGGTCCATTAGAGCAACGTAGGACTATCATATATAATTTAAACTTTGACATGAAGATGAACTTCTACGGTCCAATACAAGATGACAAGATTATTCGTGAGGTTAACATGAACTTGCATCTAATGGACCCAGATGAGTTTGTTTACAACATCGAGATCACACCAGTTCCGGCTGACGTAAGTCCGGACGATGACTATGGTTTCGGGATAGAGTATAATGACGAGAGATACACGTAAACCACCAGCGTTATTTGACGAAGAACAGAAGAAGAACTTCGTCCACGAACAAGACTACGAATACTCTAGGGACACTTACTATGACCTCATAGAGAAAGGTCGTGAGTCACTAGAACTTATGATTGAGGTCGCACGTGAAAGCGAACACCCTCGTGCGTTCGAAGTGTTGTCGAATATGATTAAAGGCATCGCAGATGTCAATGATAAATTGATGGACTTGAATAAGAAGCAGAAGGAATTACAGAAAGACGATTCCTCTGTTGAAAAAACCACAACAAACAACAATCTGTTTGTTGGGTCTACAACGGAACTGCAGCGTATGTTGCAGGGTCAGGATGAGAAAGTCATCGACCACGATGACAGTGATGAATGAGTACGTACACTAAGAATTCCTACTTAGGTAATCCAAACGTAAAACGAGATGGTGTCGCAGAAGAGTGGGACGCCAAGAAACTGCGCGAGTATAAGAAATGCATGAAAGACCCCGCATACTTCTGTCGCAAGTATGTGAAAGTCGTGCATCTTGATAAGGGTCTGGTGCCGTTCAAACTCTATCCGTATCAGGAGGAGATGTTTAAACACTTCAACGACCACCGATTCAACATCGTGTTGGCCTGTCGTCAGTCGGGTAAGTCGATTAGTTCGGTCGGGTATCTGTTGTGGTATGCACTATTCCACCCAGAGAAGACTATCGCAATCCTTGCGAACAAGGGGATGACTGCACGTGAGATGTTGGCACGGGTCACACTCATGTTGGAGAATCTTCCGTTCTTCCTACAGCCTGGCTGTAAGGCGCTGAACAAGGGTTCACTGGAGTTCTCTAACAACTCTCGTATTATCGCTGCGGCGACATCTGGTTCATCTATTCGTGGTATGTCGGTCAACTTACTGTTCCTAGATGAGTTTGCGTTTGTCGAAAACGCGGCCGAGTTTTATACGTCAACCTATCCGGTAATCTCATCGGGTAAGGATACTAAAGTCATCATCACGTCAACCGCAAACGGTATCGGTAACACCTACCACAAGATATGGGAAGGTGCAGTGCAAGGTGTGAACGAATACAAACCTTTTCGTGTGGATTGGTGGGATGTCCCTGGCCGTGATGAGAAATGGAAAGAACAAACAATTGCAAACACATCTGGTTTGCAGTTTGACCAAGAATTCGGTAATACATTCTTTGGTACAGGCAACACATTGATTGAGGGTCAGGTTCTTTTGGACCTACGTGCGCGTGAACCAATACAACGTCTGGAGGGTGGGGACCTTCTAGTATATCAAGAACCCGTTGCAGGACATCAATATATCATGACCGTTGACGTTTGTCAAGGGCGTGGTCAAGATTATTCTACGTTCAACATTATCGACGTAAGCCAGACACCGTTCAAACAGGTATGCGTATATCGTAATAATATGATATCACCCATCCTGTACCCTAATATCATTTATAAGTACGCGACACTGTATAACGAAGCGTACACAGTCATCGAGAACAATGACCAAGGAATGGTCGTGTGCGTGGGTCTATATCAGGACTTAGAGTACGAGAACATTCACCTTGAGTCTGCAATCAAATCTGACGCAATCGGTATTCGGATGGACCGAAAGGTGAAACGTATCGGATGTTCTCAGATAAAAGATATCATCGAGAACAACAAACTAGAGGTCGTCGATGAGAACACCATCCTAGAAATATCAACGTTTGTGTCTAAGGGACAGTCGTTCGAGGCGAGTGATGGTAACCACGACGACTTGATGATGAATCTTGTAATGTTCGGTTACTTCGTGGGTACACAGGCTTGGGGTGACCTTACGGACGTTGATATCAAGCGCATGTTGTTCGACCATCGCATGAAAGAAATCGAGGATGATGTGCCCCCATTTGGTATTATAGATGACGGTAGCGATTATATACCACAACAAGACTTGACAGACCCGTTTAATCAGGGATGGCATTCAGTAGAAGGAATAGACTTTTCACCGGCCGATGATTGGTGAAAATCACTAATTTATAAATAGAAGTATTGAAAAAAAATCCGTATTATGTTTAACTTATTATTCGCTACCGATTAAAGGAAAAGGTTATGGCATTATCAAATCCATCTGCTTCGCCTGCCGTAACTGTAAGAGAAATTGATCTGTCTGGCGTTGCGCCAAACGTTCAAACTACTACAGGTGCATTTGTAGGCAATTTTCGATGGGGTCCAGTTGACAAAAAGGTTCTTCTATCCGGAGAAGGTGACCTAGCGTCAACGTTCCACACGCCATCGAAAACAAACGCTGTGGACTTTATGTCTGCGGCATACTTTTTAAAATATTCTAGTTCACTTTTTGTCGTACGTCAAGTAACGTCTGACGCACTGAACGCGGCCACTTCTATAGACGAGGCTGTCTTACTGTCCCCTGCACAACCGGAAGTCCCTGCAACATATGTTGTTGACTCAGACGGTAATCCAGTTGTTGACTCAGACGGTAATCCAGTTGTTGATACTCCGGCGGTACCTGCTGTAGATGCGGTTTATTCTAACCCAGACCAAGCGGTTGTCGTTAAGAACGCAGACGCTTGGGAGTCAATGGTATGGGATACTTCACTAGGTTCATTCGTTGCAAAGTACCCTGGCCTTCTAGGTAACTCACTGTCCGTACATGTATATACTGCAGAGATGACTTCTGCAAATTTCTCTGGATGGGCGTACTCTAACTGGTTTACTGGTGCACCAGAGACATCTCCATTCGCAGAAGACCGTGGTTGTCACCATGATGAGGTCCACGTAGTTGTAACAGATAGACTAGGTCACATCACAGGTACTCCTGGCTCAGTATTAGAGACATTCCCATTCGTATCAGTCGCCGCCGATGCAAAGGCACCGGACGGTTCACCTAACTACATCAAGGACGTAATTGATACACAATCTGCATACGTATGGTTCGGTGGTTTTGGTGATGAACTATCATGGGGTGCAAATTCTGGTTCAGAGGCTATAGTAGGTTCTGACACACACTTCGGTGGTTCTGGTGCAGCAAGCGCAGACTTCGACGGCGGTGCAGACTCAGGTCAATTAGGGACATTCGACTACAGTCCGTTTGCAGATGTAGACGACGTACAGGTAGACTTCCTAATTTGTCCAGCCGAAGGTGACATCTCCGCATTAAACGCTATCGCAGTTAAACGTAAAGATTGCGTTGCAGTCGCATCACCACCAAGGGCTATGGTATCTAACCCAGTCCAAGTAGAGTCGTGGGCAAAGAGTCTAACATTTAGTTCATCATACGTTGTCATCGACAACAACTGGTTAAAAGTGTACGACAAGTACAATGACCAATATGTTACTATCCCAGCGGCATCGTCTACTGCGGGTGTTATGGCGGCAACTGACGCAAGTGCAGCGCCATGGTTCTCACCAGCAGGTCAGCGTCGTGGTCAGTACCTAGGCGTAACTGACATCGTCGCCCATCCAGACAAGGGTGACCGAGACATGCTATATAAAGTAGGCGTTAACCCTATCGCAAACATCCCAGGCCAAGGTGTCATCCTATTTGGTGACAAGACGTTCCTAAACCGTCCGTCTGCATTCGACCGCATCAATGTCCGTCGTATGTTCTTAGCGATTGAGCGTTCAATCTCAATTGCCGGTCGTAACGTAATGTTTGAGTTCAACGATGAGTTCACTCGTGCAGAGTTTGTAAACATCGTAGAACCACTACTACGTGAGATTCAGGGTCGTCGAGGTATCACTGACTTTAGAGTAGTCTGTGATGAAACTAACAATACTCCTGCTGTCGTTGACCGCAACGAGTTCGTCGCATCTATCTTCATCAAGCCTGCACGTTCTATCAACTTCGTGACACTAAACTTTGTCGCAGTTCGTAGTGGTGTGGATTTTGAAGAAGTTGTTGGCGTAGTATAAGGAGATAGTCATGTCACTTAGAGTCGATGATTTTAAAGCAAAACTAAAGGGCGGCGGTGCACGCTCCAATCTATTCAAAGCGACCGTTAACTTCCCTGCATACGCAGGTGGTGACGCGGAACTAACTTCATTCATGTGTAAGGCTGCACAGTTGCCTGCATCTGTAATGAACGTTATTGAAGTTCCATTCCGTGGTCGTCAGTTGAAGATTGCAGGTGACCGTACATTCGAACCTTGGAACGTAACCGTATTGAACGATACAGGTTTTGAGGTACGTAACGCTATGGAACGTTGGATGAACGGTATCAATGCACACAGTGCAAACACTGGTCTAACCAACCCTGTTACATATCAAGCAGATTTGATTGTAGAACAACTTGACAAAGACGGTTCAGTCATCAAAACTTATAACTTCCGTGGTTGTTTCCCAACCAACATGTCTTCGATAGACGTGAGTTATGAGAACGAAGCGATTGAAGAGTTCACTGTCGAATTCCAAGTGCAATACTGGGAAGCGAATACAACAAGTTAAATATGATATACATATAGAATCGGTGGGGGTAAAACCCCACCCATTCATAATGTGAGGCATCATGGCAGAGAACAACAACATTTTTCAGGCGTTCGGATTCGAGTTAAAACGAATCGCAAAACAACGAGAGGAAGATAAGAAGGCACCATCCATCGTACCAAAAATCGATGAGGATGGGGCTGGTTATGTCACTGCATCTGGTTCCTATTTCGGTCAGTACATCGACCTTGACGGTACTGGCGCAAAGGACAATCAAGAGCTCATTCGCAAATATCGCGTAATTGCAGAACATCCAGAAGTTGATGCTGCGATTGAAGATATCGTGAACGAGGCGATTGTCGCGGGTGAGTTGGAATCCACAATCACCATCAATCTGGACAAAGTAGAAGCTCCAGACCGAATTAAAAAGACTGTCACCGAGGAGTTCAACAACATTGTCTCAATGTTTAACTTCGAAGAATACGGGCACGATATATTTCGTTCGTGGTACGTAGACGGTCGTCTATACCATCACCTTGTGGTCAACGAGTTAAACTTAAAGGCGGGCATCCAAGAAATCCGTCCTATTGATTCAACTAAGATTCGCAAGGTAAAAGAAATCCAACATAAGAAAGACCCTAAGACAGGTGCAAAACTTGTAGATAAAGTCAATGACTTTTACATCTACCAAGAACGCGCAGGCGCTAACAATGGTATCAAGTTGACCAGCGACTCCGTATCTTATGTTACTTCAGGATTGTTAGACACGTCGAAGAAGCGTGTACTATCATATATGCACAAGGCAATCAAGCCGGTCAATCAGTTGCGTATGATGGAAGACTCTCTAGTCATCTATCGTATGGCACGTGCACCAGAACGTCGTATCTTCTACATCGACGTGGGTAACCTACCGAAGGGTAAGGCAGAACAACACATCAAGGACATCATGTCGCGTTACCGCAACAAGGTGGTCTATGATGCGAACTCTGGTGAAATTAAAGATGACCGCAAACACATGTCGATGCTAGAAGACTTCTGGTTACCACGTCGTGAAGGTGGACGTGGTACTGAGATAAGTACACTGCCTGGGGGCGAGAACTTAGGTCAGATCGACGATATCCTTTATTTCCAAAAGAAGCTGTACCGTTCATTGAACGTACCATTGAATCGTCTGGAGCAAGAGGCTCAGTTCTCACTGGGTAGGTCAACGGAAATCAACCGTGACGAAGTTAAGTTCCAGAAATTTATTGACCGTCTCCGTAAGAAATTCTCAGGACTCTTCATCGGTGTTCTAAAAAAACAGTTAATCATGAAGGGTGTCTGCACCGAGCAGGATTGGGAAGAATGGAGAACGGAAATACAGGTTGACTACAACCGTGATAACCATTTTGCAGAGATGAAGGACGCAGAGATTCTGCGTGAGCGTCTACAGACAATGGACCAGATATCACAATATGTAGGTGAATATTTCTCACGTGAGTGGGTAATGAAAAACGTCATGATGTTTAATGACGAAGACATTGAAAATATGCGTAAGGAAGTTGAGGGAGAAAATTCCCGAGGCGAAGACAACGCGGATGAAGAACCGGAGATGTAAATAATGAGCGATGAACAATCACAAGATGTTGAAACACTTGAGTTGGACAACGACGTAGAGACTACTGAAGAAGAGGTCGCCGTTGACCCTACTATGAGCTTTGTCGATGCACTTGCATCGGGAAACTTTAATGATGCAGAAACACTATTTAATGATATTCTAGGTGACAAGTTGCAAGACACACTTGACGCAGAGAAAATCGCTGTCGCTGGACAGATATTTAATGGTGAACCAGATTATGAGGAAGACTTTACCGAAGATGATGTTGAGTATGGTGAAGAGGCCTCGGAGTTTGGTTCTGCTGAAGAAGTTGAGGTCGAAGAGACCGACGAAGAAGTCGTAGAAACTGAAGAGTGATAAACATCGGGCAGCTGTCCGTTTAGTAAATTATTCCTTGTTAGAACCGTATCACGCCTCTCTGTAGGGGCGTTTTGCATTACGTTATAACAAAATGTTACGTTAAAAATTTTTTTTGTATAAATAATACAAAAAGAGGGTGTTATGAAAACATTTCGACAACTAAGAGAAAATAAGGCTGTCTTTAATAAAAAGATGGGCGGTTATCCGGTTGTCATCACCAAGATGCCGAAAGGCTTCGAATTGAAGATTGACGGTGATAATGTAGATGTTTTCAAAACACAACGTGAGGCGGAGAAAACCGCGAAACAGGTCCTCAAGGACTTAGGAAAAATAAAATGAAACTGATTAGCGAATACGTAGAAGACGACATCGAATGCATCGTTGAAGCCAAAGAGAACGGCGAGAAGAACTATGTCATTGAAGGTGTGTTCGCGCAAGCAGATCAAAAGAATCGTAACGGCCGTGTTTACCCTAAGGCAATTATGGAAAGGGCGGTAGGCACGTACGTTGAAAATCAGGTTAGCAAGAAAAGGGCCGTCGGTGAACTGAATCACCCAGAGGGCCCGACTGTTAACTTGGATAAAGTTTCCCACTTAATTACTGACTTGAAATTGGAAGGTAATAATGTGATTGGAAAGGCACAAATATTGGATACTCCAATGGGTCAGATTGTAAAAGGTCTCCTAGAGGGCGGTGTTCAATTAGGCGTGTCAACTCGTGGAATGGGAAGTCTTGAGAGTAGAAACGGCGTCATGTACGTCAAAGAGGATTTCATCCTTAGTACGGTAGATATCGTACAGGACCCCTCTGCACCAGATGCATTTGTTAATGGTATAATGGAAGGTGTAGATTGGGTTTGGAATAACGGAATCCTAGAGCCTCAAGCGATTGAAGAGATAGAGACTGAAATCAAAACAGCACCGGCTGCAGTTCGACCTGAAGTGCAAATACGTGAGTTTAAGAATTTCCTCTCGTTAATCAAATCTAAACTATAAGGAGTCATCTATGACTGATCTTAATCAAGAAGTCGAAGTTGAAATCCGCGATACAGATGTTGAAACTAACGATGTAGCGGAGGAGACTCTTGACGAAGCGAAAGAGCCAGGTACTAACGGCGATGCAAAATCTGTGAAGGGACAACCTGTCTCTGAGCCAGAGTCAATCGCATCTGTCGATAAAGCTGCAAAAGGCGCTACGACAAAACAATCACCACCAAAGACTAAGGCAGGTATGTTGAACGCAATGTATCAGACTGCTTCAAAAATGAAGAAGACTGACCTAATGGCGGCGTACAAATCTGTATGTGAAGCGGCAGGTGTTGAGCTAGAAGATGTAGCGGAACTTGACACATCTGCAGAACTATCTGCAATCGTTGAAGGTGAAGCGACTCTATCTGAAGAATTCAAGGAAAAGACTGCGGTAATCTTCGAAGCAGCGGTAAAGACTAAGCTGTCTGAAGAAGTCACACGTCTTGAAGAACAGTATGCTGAAGAACTAGCCGAAGAGGTATCTTCTATCAAGGAAGACCTAGTCGGTAAAGTAGATTCATACCTAAACTATGTAGTTGAATCTTGGATGGAAGAAAACAAGTTGGCGGTACAGAACGGACTACGTACTGAAATCGCTGAAAACTTCATGAACTCAATGAAGGACCTATTCGTAGAGTCTTACGTTGAAGTTCCTGAGTCTAAGGTAGACCTAGTTGATGAACTAGCAGAGCAAGTATCTGAGTTGGAAGAGAAACTAAACTCAACTACTGGTGACGCTATTTCACTTGCAGAGGAACTAGAGACTTACAAGCGTAACACTATTATCGCTGAAGCCTCTCGTGACCTTGCAGACACTCAAGCAGAAAAGTTACGTGAACTTGCAGAGAGCGTAGACTTCGAGAGCGAAGACCAATTCGTCAAGAAAGTTGCGACTATCAAAGAATCATACTTTTCAAAAGAAATCCCAGAGCAAATTGAAGAATCAGTTTCAGAAGAAGCTGAAGAAGAAGTGGAAGTATCCGGCCTAATGGAGAACTACTTGACTGCTCTACGTAAAACCTCTAAAAAATAAGGAAGACTGAAATGAATCAATCATTCGACAAATTGATCGAAAAGTGGTCTCCAGTTCTTAATGAAGAATCTGCGGGCACTATCACGGATCATCACAAGAAGGCTGTAACTGCAGCTATCCTAGAAAACCAAGAACGCGCAATGATCGAAGAGCGCACTGCAATGTCTGGCTTCATCACTGAAGATGTAGCAGGTGGTGCGAACACTGGTTCTGCAGCGAACTGGGACCCAGTCCTAATCTCGCTAGTACGTCGTGCAATGCCAAACCTAATGGCGTATGACATCTGTGGTGTTCAGCCAATGTCTGGTCCAACTGGCCTAATCTTCGCGATGAAGTCACGTTACGGTTCAGGTAAGACTACTTCACCAGAAGCCCTATTCCAAGAAGCTGATACTGGTTTCTCTGGTCAAGGTGCTCACCCTGCAGGCGAAGCGATGCCAACTGCATCTGCTGAGTCTCTAGGCGCAGGCGGTGTTGACGTTAACGGCAACCCATCCGGCGATTTCTCAGAGATGGGTTTCACTATCGAGAAGGCGACTGTAACTGCTAAGTCACGTGCATTGAAGGCGGAATACTCGCTAGAACTTGCACAAGACTTGAAAGCGATTCACGGCCTAGACGCTGAAACTGAGTTGGCGAACATCTTGTCAACTGAGATTCTAGCGGAAATCAACCGTGAAGTTGTTCACGCTATCAACTCTACTGCAATCCAAGGTGCAACTACTGGTAACATCAATGTCCCAGGCACTTTCGACCTAGACCTAGACGCTGATGGCCGTTGGTCTGCAGAGAAGTTCAAGGGTCTAGTTGTACAACTTGACCGTGAAGCAAACCAAATCGCGAAAGAAACTCGTCGCGGTAAGGGTAACGTCGTAGTATGTTCTTCTGACGTTGCAACTGCACTAGCAGCTTCTGGTATGTTGGACTACACTCCAGCGATGTCTACTTCATTGTCAATCGACGATACTGGTAACACTTTCGCAGGTACTCTAAACGGTCGCATCAAGGTCTACATCGACCCATATGCATCAGCTGACTACATCACTGTAGGCTACAAGGGTACTAACGCATACGACGCAGGTATCTTCTACTGCCCATACGTACCACTACAGATGGTCAAGGCAGTTGGCGAGAATGACTTCCAGCCACGTATCGGGTTCAAGACTCGTTACGGCATGGTGTCAAACCCATTCGTAGGTGCAACCCCACCAAGCGGTATCGCACCAAACAACATCTACTACCGTTCATTCGCGGTAGCGAACATCATGGGTACTTCTGGTACTGTATAAGTCCCATTAGTTCAATAAAAAGAACTGGCTTCAAGCTAGTCATTTTAGGGGAGTCTTCGGACTCCCTTTTTTTTGTGTATAAATATGGACTACTGAGGACATATTATGAGTCTAACAACTAACAAAAACTTTTTGCAACCTACGGGATTCCGTGTCATCATCGACCGCGAGAAGTACGCGAACCTAGAATTCTTTGCACAGTCAGTGCAACACCCTGGCTCGTCTGTTGATGCGCGTGATATACCTATCCCTAAGTTTGCTGCAATACCTATCGCAGGTGACAAGATTACTTACAGTGAGTTGAACATCAACTTGATTGTGGATGAAGACATGTCCGCATACAAGGAGATGCAGTCGTGGTTAGAAAGACTCATAGATACGCCAGATACCCCAGACCTATATAATGATGTGACTGTCATTATACTTACCAGTCACAATAACACGAACAGACAGATACGTTATAAGAATTGTATCCCAGTAATGATTGGGTCGATTGAGTTTACCTCAACAGTCGGAGACACGACGTTTGTTACCTTTGACGCATCGTTTAGGTTTAGTTCATTTGAGATATTATGAGTTTAAAGAAATATGAGATTAGGAACGTTAACGTTCTTAATATCCTTGAAGATTTTCGCTTCACGTACCGTGAGCTCTATCAACCGGAAAAGACGAACGAATGTTTGTTCGAACGTATGGCTGGTGAGGCTGATAAGTGGTGTGGTGATGAACACCTACAAACCCTATACAACATGGGTGAGGCGCATGATGGTGCGGCTGATACCTCTGTCTGTTATCCTATCAAACCAAAACACTACAACGGGACTCACCCCGAAGAATACCGTAAGACGTGGGAGGCTCTCGACCAACAACTCAAAGAAGAGTTGGGGGTTCGATGCAGCGCACTATCTACACTTTACCCACCCGATGGTTTTATTGGGTGGCATAACAACGCGAACGCATCTGAACACAATCTTATTTTCACATGGTCCGAAAGAGGAGATGGGTGGTTCAAGTTTATCGAACCATCTACTGGTGAAGAAGTCGTCATTCAGGATGAGCTAGGATGGAATTTGAAGGCGGGATATTTTGGTGCCTATGGGTCAGATGACGTTGTCTACCATTGCGCACACACGAAATGTTTTCGCATGACGCTGAGTTACACCTTGGGTCATGACTTTGATTTTTGGCAAGATTGTATTGACTACATCACTAATCCGTGATATACTATACCTTTTGCACCGTAGGTTTACACGATGGATTTAGATTCTATACAGAAGGAATGGGCCGAGGACTGTGAGATTCCTCAGCACCAACTTGATGAAGTATCACGACAGACCCCTAGTCTACACGCCAAATATCTACAGTATCTATCATTAGCGAAACTGCAACTCAAACGCGCAGAGAACTCACAAAAGACTCTGTTGTTGCAGAAGTGGAAATATTACAACGGTAAGATGGACCAAGAAGAGTTGGTTGCAACTGGCTGGGAGTTAGACCCGTTCAATGGACTGAAGATATTGAAGGGTGACATGGACCTCTACTATGATGCGGACCCTGAGATACAGAAGTCCGAAGAGAGAATTGCGTACCTTAAAGTTGTTATAGATACACTAAAGGATATTGTTGACACTCTAAAGTGGAGACACCAAACCGTAAAGAATATGATTGAGTGGCGAAAGTTTGAGGCCGGTGGATAACAAGATACGAATAAGGATGGTCAACCACAGTTACTTTTCTGTGGAGGCACATCCCGCACAGGAGAATGAATTACGAGAGTATTTCTCGTTCTTCGTCCCTGGCTATAAGTTCATGCCTGCGTATAAACGTAAGGTTTGGGACGGCCGCGTAAAACTGTACAACACTGTAACTAAACAGATGAACGTGGGTCTCTACACACATTTGCGTCGATTCTGCGCAGACCGATTCTACCAACTAGAAATTTTAGAACACGAACGGTTCGGTATCCCATCATACAAAGACGATATTGACCACCCAACTCTAGTAAAATACCTCGCAAACCTTGGTTCCCCGTTTGAACCAAGAGACTACCAGTACAAGGCCATCACTCACGGAATAGAACGATTGAGGTCAATACTACTGTCCCCAACAGGTAGTGGTAAGTCATTTATCATTTATAACCTAATGCGTTATTGTCATGACGTTACCGAAGGAAAAATCCTCGTAGTCGTTCCCACTACATCACTCGTAGAGCAGATGTACAAAGACTTCGAAGACTATGGGTATGACGTGAATGAACATTGCCACAGGATATACTCTGGTAAAGAAAAGGTGACCGATAAACGTATCATAATCTCTACTTGGCAGTCTATCTATAAATTTGGACGCGAGTGGTTTGAACAGTTCGAAACCGTATTCGGTGATGAGGTACATCTGTTCAAGGCCAAGTCACTTGCAACCATGATGGACAAGTGTATTAATGCACGTTACAGATTTGGTTTGACTGGTACGCTCGACGGTACCGAAACCAATAAACTGGTATTGGAAGGATTGTTCGGACCTACCTTTACCGTCACACGCACAGTCGAACTCCAAAAAGACAAAACTCTGGCAGACCTTGACATCTCTGTTCTACTCATGCGATACCACAATGATGTGTGTCATTTCATGAAGGACAAAAAGTATCAAGACGAACTCGATTACATTGTACAGTACGAACCCCGTAATCGGTTCATTAGCAAACTCGCGATTGACCAGACGGGTAATACACTCGTGATGTTTCAGTTCGTGGAGAAACACGGTAAGGTATTGTACGATATGATTCGTGACCTCGCTGGACCAGACCGTAAGGTCTTCTACGTATCCGGTGAAGTTGCCGCATCTGACAGAGAACAAATAAGAGGAATCGTAGAGAAACAAAATGACGCTATTATCGTCGCTTCTCTTGGTACTTTTAGCACTGGCATCAACATCCGCAACCTGCATAATATTGTATTTGCGACTCCGTCAAAATCTCAAGTTAAAGTTCTCCAATCAATTGGTCGTGGCCTTCGTCAGTCTGATGACGGTCGCACTACTAAGCTCTTTGATATTGCTGATGATCTTCATATCAAATCTCACAAGAACTTTACTCTGAAACATAGTGCCGAAAGAATCAAGATATATACTAAAGAAGGGTTCAGATACAAAATCTATCCCATTGACCTAAAACCAATGAAAGGCAGTACCAATGAAATCGAAGTATTCGATAAAGCAACTCAAACTAACTAATGGTGAAGAAATACTCTGTGAGGTTCTCGATGAGGCCCAAGAGTCTATTTGCATAAACAACGCTCTTATGTTGGCGTCGAATACCGCTAAAGATGGTTCTAAGTTTTTTACTTTTCGCAATTTTATGACGTACCAAGATACACCAATGAATGTAATCATGTTGATGACCGATAAGATTATGTCTATCGCTCTACCATCTAACGATATGATAGAACAGTATGAAATTGCATTAGAACAGTTGGCTGACCAAATTGAGAAGGACCGCGAATATGGAACTATGTTCTTAACCGAAGATGAGGACAACCAGACTTTCGAAGAGTTTCTACGTGAGGTTAATGATTATCGGTTGATGGATTCTGATACCGATGGGTTCACTCCACACTAGCTATTATTCTCCCCTTTGGTTAAAGGAGATTATACACTAATTTAAACGACCTGTCAACACTTTTTTAAAATATTATGAAAATAGGTTTTACCTGCTCTACTTTTGACCTTTTACATTCCGGACACGTGCAGATGTTACGCAACGCAAAGGACCAGTGCGACTACTTAATTGTGGGTTTGCAGACTGACCCTACGATAGATAGACCGGATACGAAAAACAAACCAATACAGTCCTTGGTTGAGAGATACACTCAACTGAGTGCGATTCGTTATGTCGATGAAATTATTCCTTATGAGTCTGAGAGAGATCTCGAAGATATCTTGTCACTATATAAGCTCGATATACAGATCCTTGGTGATGAGTACCGTGATAAAGACTTCACGGGGAAAGACATTGGACGCAAACGCGGTATTGAGTATTACTTTAATGATAGGTCGCATAGATTTTCGTCGAGTGAGTTGCGACAACGGGTTGCCTATAGAACGGGTGTTGGATTGACACCTCGCATAAAATAGGGTATAATAGCCTGTATTAAATGGGAGTTGTATATGAAACCTAAAGAGAAACCACATTACGTAAATAACCGTGAATTTTCCGAATCGGTCGTTGCGTATTGCACACGGGTGCGGAAAGCAAAAGAAGAAGATACCCCCGTACCGATAGTGCCTGATTATATCGCACAATGTTTCCTGCGCATTGCAGAAGGTCTCTCGCACAAGGCGAACTTCGTCCGTTACACATATCGTGAAGAGATGGTTATGGATGCAGTGGAAAATTGTCTAAAGGCGATTGAGAATTATGATATCGAGGCTGCGACACGTTCGGGTAAACCAAATGCATTCGCATATTTCACACAGATTTCTTGGTACGCATTCCTGCGTCGTATCCAGAAAGAAAAGAAGCAGCAGGACATCAAACTGAAGTTTATCTCAGAGGCGGATGTGTCTGAGTTCTTGTTTGACAATGACGACACTGCACCTGTTGCGGGCTCACTGGTTGATACGTTGAGGTTTCGTATTGACACAGTCAAAGCTGCGGACGACGAGTTCAAGGAATACGTTAAAGAAGAGAAGAAGCGCAAGAGACGTGCAGTGCATGTCGATTCAGACCTATCTGAGTTCCTTGAATAAAATACTTTACAAACGCCCTAGACTATAGTATAATTGCCTAGTATTTTGTACAGTTTTACCTGAGAGTTTTATGAGAGTTGCTATACTGAACGATACCCATTGCGGTATCCGTAACTCTTCTGATATTTTTATGCAGTATCAGGAGAGGTTTTATACAGAAATTTTTTTCCCGTATCTACTAGAAAACAACATTACGCAGATTCTTCACCTTGGTGATTACTACGATAACCGTAAGACAATCAACCTCAAGGCCCTGAATCACAACCGTCGTATTTTCCTAGACAAGTTGCGCGAGTATGGTATCACTATGGATATTATACCAGGCAATCATGATACCTATTTTAAAAACACGAACAACCTTAACTCGTTGAAGGAGTTGATGGGTCACTACATGAACGAAGTGAACATCATCGAAGAACCAACGGACATGAAGTATGGTGATACCACTGTCGCGTTAGTACCTTGGATAAACCCTGAGAACGAAAAAGACATTCTTAATTTTCTATCTAAGACGAAGTCACCTGTATGTGCGGGTCACTTCGAGTTGGCTGGATTTGAAATGGACAAAGGTCTTATTTGTAAAGAGGGGATGGACCCAAAACCACTAGAACACTTTGACCTTGTGTTGTCCGGACACTTTCATACGAAGTCGCACAGTAAAAACATTCATTACTTGGGTGCCCAGATGGAGTTCTTCTGGAACGATGCGCATGACCCTAAGTATTTCCATATCTTTGACACAGAGACCTACACGCTGGAGCCTGTGCAAAACCCATTGACAATCTACCACAAGATTTACTATAATGAAAATGAGGTGAGTCATTTCGAAAACTTGTCTTACCTTGATGATAAGTTTGTCAAAGTTATAGTGACTAATCGTTCAGATGTAAAAAAATTCGAACGGTATATTGAACGCATCAACAACCAGAGAATACACGAACTCAAGATTGCGGAGGACTTCCGCGAGTTCCGTGGAGAGAACGTCGATGATGTAAACATTAGTGTTGACGACACGCAGACATTAGTGTATAATTATATCGATGAGGTTGATACTGACCTAGACAAAGACCGTATTAAGGGTCTAGTATCTGAGTTGATGGTTGAGGCGCAAAGCGTAGAGATTGCATGATTAAATTTCAGAAACTCCGTTGGAAGAATTTTCTTTCGACGGGGAACTACTTTAACGAAATTGATTTCTTAACAGAGCCAACTAATCTTATTGTTGGTGACAATGGTGCAGGTAAATCCACGATGTTGGACGCACTGTCATTTGCACTGTTTGGGAAGCCACACCGTAAGATTACCAAAGCACAGTTGATAAACACTATCAACAACAAAGACTGCCGTTGTGAAGTAGAGTTCACCGTCAACGGTATGCAGTATCGTGTTGTCCGTGGTATCAAACCGAACAAGTTTGAAATCTGGAAAGACGGTACTATGATTAATCAGAACTCACACGCGAAAGAGTACCAAGAAGTTCTTGAGAAAAACGTCTTACAGATGTCCCACAAGAGCTTCCACCAAATTGTTGTTCTCGGCTCCTCTTCGTTCATCCCGTTTATGCAACTCAACTCAACCTCTCGACGGGATGTAATCGAAGACTTGTTGGATATCAACATCTTCTCGAAGATGAACACTATCCTCAAGGAAAAAACCTCTCAACTCAAAACGGAGCTTGAGAACAACAACCATTCCATTGAGGTGGTTAAAACTAAGATAAATGCACAGAAGAAATATATCCGTGATTTAACCGCCATCAATACTGCGCATCGCAAAGAGAAAGAGAATGAGATTGCGGAGTTGCAGAAAGAGATTACAGAGATTCAGGAAACCAATGCAGGTCTGTCATCCACGGTCAATGTGTTGTTACCTGAACTGACAGAGAATCTCTCCAAGGTTCGTGGACTGAAACAACAACTTGACAAATACTATGCGACGTTTCAATCTCAAGTCAAGCAGGTCGTCAAGGAAGCCAAGTTCTTCGAAGAGAACGAACACTGTCCCACATGTGACCAAGAGATTGCAGAAGACCTTCGCGAAGATAAGAAGGACGCTGCAACTAAACGTGCGCGTGAACTAAAACACGCAATGAACAAGGCGGACGAAGAATTGTCTGCATATACTTCCGAGATTGAGGACCTTGAACTCCGTATGTCTCAGTGCATGAGCGACCAAAATACTCTGAACAATAACAACCAGACTATTTCGCGTCTGCAGAGAACCATTGACAAAATTAATGGTGACCTCACTGAAATGGCTGATAGCTCAGGTGACATGGGTCAGGCAAATAAGGACCTGAACGTTCTGGACGAAGAACTATTAGACTTAACCGATGAGAAGTTTACCCTTAACGAACGGTCTGCATACAATCGTATCGCGGGAGAGTTGTTGAGAGACACTGGTATCAAGACGAAGATTATTAAACAGTACGTTCCTGTGATTAATCAGTTGACCAACCAGTATTTGCAGATACTAGATTTCTTTGTTCACTTTGAACTCGATGAGAGTTTTAACGAGACTATCCGTTCACGGTTCCGTGACAAGTTCTCTTATGATTCATTCTCTGAGGGTGAGAAACAACGTATCGACCTATCTCTATTATTTACTTGGCGACAGATTGCCAAGATGAAGAATTCTGTATCTACTAACCTATTGATACTGGATGAAACGTTCGACTCTTCGTTGGACGGTGAAGGTGTTGATAATCTCATGAAGATTATTGAAACATTGAAGGAAGACACGAACGTCTTCGTTATTTCTCACAAGACTGAGCTGGAGGACGCGCACTTTGAACGTAAGTTGTCGTTCTACAAAGAGAAGAACTTCAGTCGCATGAAAGAAATAACTTGACAACCCTTGTGTCTTATTATATAATGGCTACCATGTTTAATCGAGGAATCACTAATGGAACTATCTAGTCGCACAGTTGATATCTTGCGTAACTTTGCGAGTATCAACCCAAACATTGTTGTCTCTGAGGGCAACACCCTGAAGACCATGTCTATTGCAAAGAACCTTGTTGCAAAGGCAGTCATCGAAGAATCGTTTCCTACCACTTTCGGTATTTACGATTTGTCTGAGTTTCTCTCAGTAATTAATCTGGTTGATAACCCAACTATCGAGTTTGGTGAGAACAATTGTTCTGTCCGTGATGGTAGTGGTCTTTCGTCTGTCCGGTACTTCTACTCTGACCCAGAGATGTTGACCGCACCTAAGAAAGATATCGTTATGCCTGCTGCGGATGTCCAGTTTCTACTCACTAACGAAACACTAAGTAAGATAAAACGCGCATCGGCTGCACTTGGTCACGATGAGATTAACATCCGACCTAGTAGTGGTGCAATCGAAATTGCAGTAGTTGATGGTGCGGATTCTACTTCTAACTCATTCTCTATCACTGTTGACGGTGAGTACCCCGAAGGTGCCGACTTCAACTATGTTATGAGTGTGGGTAACTTAAAATTGATTGGTGAGGACTATGAGGTCTCAGTGAGTAACAAGCTCATCTCAAACCTACGGTCTACCGAATCAGAAACCGAATACTTTATCGCATTAGAAAAATCTTCAACATACGGAGTATAACATGTCACCTGAACAATCACAACTAAATGATCTCTCTAACCGTGTTGCGCGTTCTTGCGTTGCGGTCATTGACACCATTGTTGCGCGAGGCGCATTCAAAGGTGAAGAACTGACTACGATTGGTCAGTTACGTGATCAGGCAGTCCAAGTCGTCGCACTTTATGAAAACCTCGCGAAGGCTGCACTAGCCGCGCAGGAAGAAGCAGCAGAAGAGTAATCCAGTTTGGACGGCGCAGGTTTCTTTACCTTCGATTGAATACACATTATTATGTCTATATCGCCTGTGTCGTCCCTTTTTTTTATACGTTAGAATGTGAAACTAGATAAAGGTATTGCGAAAGAAACCTCAATACATGTGTTGATGGGGACAGTGATTAACTATCCCCTGAACATAGTTTTCCTATATGTGATTATCGACATGTGGAATATCACCGACCCATTCTGGATATCAAATATTGTCACGCTTGGGTTTTCTATAGTCGCCTTCACTCGAATATACATAGTAAGGTCTATTGTAGAAAAAAGGAAATTACGCTCGAGTAGCTCAGCTGGCAGAGCATCGCATTAGTAATGCGAAGGTCGTCGGTTCGACCCCGACCTCGAGCTCCATTCACGCATGACTAATAAACTATCAGATTGGTTCGCAAAGTCGATGACCGCGTTCTTTCGATTTTTCGCAGATACTTTTTTTCGTAAACGCTACGGTCACCGTGCACTTGTTTTAGAAACAGTTGCAGGGGTCCCAGGCATGATTGGTGGGATGTTGACCCACCTAAAGAGCTTGCGTCGGTTACAACGTGGTAACGGACACAAGATACACGAGTTACTTGCGGAGGCGGAGAACGAGCGTAAACACTTGATGTTCTTTATGGAGGTGGTACACCCATCGGTCCTAGAGAGATTCATCATCATTGTTGCGCAGGCTGTTTTCTGGCACTACTATCTCGTTCTCTACGTTCTCTTTCCGAAGACTGCACACCGTATGGTGGGTTACTTTGAAGAGGAAGCAGTACGAAGTTATGACGCGTACTTGGTGGAGATTGAGGAGGGTCGTATCGAAGACGTTCCCGCACCCGAGATTGCAATAGAATATTATGGATTACTTGAGGACGCTAAACTGTCCGACATGATTAGATACGTTCGACGTGACGAAGAACACCACGCAAAGGTCAATCACGCCTACGCGGACGAAAATTAATCACTGCCAGTGTTGCCCCCCGCACGGGGGGTCATCGTTTCGACCGATACTGTTTATCGGTTTTAACGATTGATTTTTCAATACCAATCGCCATAAATACTCTTTACAAATCATATGTACCTCGTGTATAATACGTACATTATATTATTGGAGGTTGTATGAGTAAAGAGTTTTTGTGGGTTGAGAAGTATCGTCCTAAGACCGTCGCGGAGACTATCCTACCGGACGAACTAAAGAATACATTTCAGACCATTGTAAACGGTGGTGAAATTCCCAACATGATGTTTACGGGTACTGCAGGTACAGGTAAGACCACTGTGGCCCGTGCGATTTGTGAAGAGTTGGAACTTGACTACATCGTTATCAACGGTTCTGAAGAGGGTAACATTGATACCCTAAGAGGTAAGATAAAACAGTTTGCGTCGTCTGTCTCACTGTCCGGTGGGTATAAGGTGGTTATATTAGACGAGGCCGATTACCTCAACCCACAATCTACACAGCCGGCGTTGCGAGGATTTATTGAAGAGTTCTCTAAGAACTGTCGATTCATCATGACATGCAACTTCGAGAACCGCATCATTGACCCGTTGCACTCTCGATGTTCGAAGTACCAATTCAACTTTGACAAGAAAACTATGGCCGCACTGTGTGGTCAATTCATGGGTCGGTTGCGTATAATACTAGACACTGAGGGTGTCGCGTACGAGAACGATACTGTGGCTCAGATCATTATGCGTCATGCGCCAGACTGGCGACGTGTACTGAACGAGTGTCAGAAGGGTTCTATCTCAGGTACTCTGAATAATCCAGTAGGATTAGATAGTGACGTATCCGACCCGTATACGGTATTATTTAACGCAATTCGCGAGAAGAACTTCAAACGAATGCGCACTTGGGTTGTAAATAATATAGATATAGAACCTGTTGCGATCTTTCGTGGTATCTATGACAGAATGTACGAGTTTGTCTCACCGTCTAGCATCCCGCAGTTAGTATTAATACTAGGTGACTACCAGTATAAAAATGCGTTCGTGCAAGATCACGAACTAAACTTGGTTGCCTGTCTCACGGAAGTGATGGCAAACGTTGAGATCAAAGAATGAGCACAAAAGCCTATGAGATGACTCCGGCCGACAATGTATTATACTTCCCTAACAACATCGACGTTAGGATGTGTCCAAAGAACGGAATGTCAACTCTTAAAGAACTCCATAGGCTACAACGCGGAGTTGGAGAATACATCGGTCGTATTGACCGATTAAATAAAGTAAGAAAGGAAGGTGACCAGTTTGATATTCCCTTCCGTAAAGGTAGCTACAGGATTGCAGTAAGACGTGACCCCGTAGACCGTTTTAAATCCGCGTGTGAGTACATTGTTGCGAACCACGCAAGTTATATCAGAGAAGGTCGTGCCGAGGAACTACCGTCATTAGACGCGGAGCTAGACATGGTTCTGGACAAGATAGAAGACGGCACCACAAAAAACAATCACTTTTATACTCAGTCGTGGTATCTGGGTAAACCAAGTGATTATGATATGGTTGTTCATATTGACGAACTGACCCAACTTATGGTATTCTTAAACGAAGCTGCAGAACTTAACTTGTCTCCAGACCAGTTAAATATATGGGACAACAAGACCACATTGAAAATGTACGGTGATTCGGTGACTATCATGCAGAGACGCCGCATCAAGAAACTGTACCGACGTGACTATGAAAATGGGTGGTGTAAAATTGAAGACCGAATCTAAAGTAAGTCCCTTTGACTTTCTTAAAAGTATCAACGATACTAAAGTAAATTTAATAGACCAAGATGAGACGAACACTAAGTACTATAATAGCTACATCGTGAATCGTTCCTTATCTTATTTTCCGGACACTGTGGCCATTGCAAATGAAATGAACAGGTTGCATCATCTGGATGAGAAACTTCAGAACGATTTTCTTATAAATATCATTAGAAAGAGAAAACGATTTTCGAAATGGGATAAGTCTACTGATTCAGAGTCTCTTGGCGCAATTAAAGAATATTATGGCTATAGTAACGACAAGGCGCGTCATGCACTTGCAATCTTGACCCAAGACGAAATAACAACTATAAAAAAGAAGGTATCAAAGGGTGGAAGAGAATAATCTAGTCCAATGGAATCCGGAAATGATGTTGGAGATATCATTAGCGGAACCGGACGATTTTTTAAAGGTAAGAGAAACTCTTACTCGAATAGGTGTGGCCTCCCGACGCGATAACACCCTATTTCAATCATGCCATATCTTGCACAAGCAGGGTAGGTATTTTATCGTCCACTTTAAAGAACTATTCCTACTTGATGGGAAGAAGTCTAACTTAGAAGTGAGCGATGTCGAGCGTCGTAATACAATCGCAACCCTACTTCAGGATTGGGGGTTGGTTACTATTCTTAACAAAGAGGTTGCAAAAAACTGCGCACCTATGCGTCAAATCAAAATTATCGCATATCGTGACAAACCAAACTGGACATTGCAGCCTAAGTACAACATCGGTAACAGTTAATTTATGACAGATTATTATGGTATCTTTGAAGACCGTGATGACTACATCAAAGACAAGGTTCCATTCGTAGGTCGTCTACCTTTCAACATGCAAGAGACCTATGGATGGAACGAGTTCATGGAAATGATGGACTCTCATCCAGATGAGTTGTATGACCGCAACTCAGACAAAATGCGCATCGGCCTCAACTCTTTCCACTCTCGCGGTAGTGCGCCGGAGTTTGCAAAGAACATCTACGAGGAGATGCAAGACGTATTCGCTCTTCACGCCAACAAGATCACTAACATTGCGTTTAGTGGGTTCGGTCGTGAGAGCGGATCTTACCCGTGGCACAAGGATTCGATGGACGTATTCTTGGTTCAAGTTATTTCAACTGTCGGTCTCAAGGTAGAGGGCATCAATAACGAGGAACCATTCGACTTCGAGCCTGGGATGTACGTATACTTGCCACGTGGGACACACCACCAAGTATTTCCAAAAATCTCAAGGGTCTCATTCTCTTTCGGTGTGGAGGGCGGCCCTGACCCATCGCAGTACTACTAAGGACGAATCATGACTGATAAAGAGAATAAGGTAGTTTCATTATCGAAAGTCTTGAAGAATAAGAAAGATAAAGAACGCGAACTTAGCATGTATAAAAACCATCTCGCAATGATATATGACCGCATGGCTTTTTTAGAGATGGACAGGAAGGTGACAGAAGAAATCATCGAGATGATTGAGAACGACAGTATAGTCGTTATTGATGATTCAGTACCATTAGTCGGCGTTCATGACGACGACTATCCAGACTTTGATGGCGATGATTCTGCATAACCCATAGAGGGTATGTAACTTTTTCGCACAAAGTGTTACTGAACTACACGTTCGGTATATATAGTATCGACATGCCAAATAGTTGGGTGTCGAATCATAACTTGCTTAAATTTAAGGAGTCAAAACATGACATTAACAGCAAAACAACTGTTCCCACGTTCAGCATTCGTCGGATTCGATAGTATGATCGACGAATTGGATAGAGTCGCTAGACACTCGGGTGATACGTTCCCCCCGCATAATATTTTAAAGACGGGAGAGGATCAATACCTAATCGAGTTAGCAGTCGCAGGTTTCTCTGAAGACGAGCTCGAGATCGAAGTAAAGAACCGTACACTTACCATTCGAGGGTCTGTCAACGACACGAGAGAGTATATCCATAAAGGCATTTCGACGAAGAGATTTGAACGCCAGTTCCGTCTGTCGGAGTATGTTGAAGTAATGGGAGCTGATTTCAGGAACGGATTACTAGCCATTTCATTGGAAGTAATAATCCCTGAAAGTCAGAAGCCTCGTAAAATAACGATCAATCGATTATACGAGGAGAGCAATAATGGAGAGGAGAAGGTATCCCAAGAGTAAACTTGAAGATATGGGATTCTTCGTCGCAGCGTTTGTCAGTATGACTACCGTTGCGTACTGTCTAGCCCAGCTAGTCTAAATAAAGAGGGGACGTAAGTCCCCTTTTTCATTGGTGTTGAAATGAATCTAATCTATCAGTATTGGGACGGAGATATTACTCCTGAAGTTTCTGCAGGGATTGATGCAATGGCCGCGTATGCCCGACGCATTGGTGTAGAGTACAGATTCGAACAAAACACAAATTATCTCGAAACGAGGAATTATACTACCAAAGGTCATGACCATTTCTTTGGTGCACTCAAACCGTTACTTGAGTACGAGTTCGACGATTATGATACGATTATGTTCGCGGATGTTGATATTTTCCCTATCACCGATGACAACATATTCGATACCTTCGCAGGAGAGGTTGGGATGGTTCCCGAGCTGTTCTTAGATGCGATGCGTCCCATCACTCGTGAGCGATTCGAACACTGGAGAACCTTCCACCAATATATTCGCGAGAACCTTAACGCAGGCGTTTGTTTGTATTCAAAAGAACTAAGACGCAAGGCGCGTGATTGGTATAACCTTCCTGAGTATATTAACCACATGCGAACCATAAAGGTCAATGAATACTTCTTGACTGACCAACCGTTCCTACAACAACTTTTTTATGGGAACAATGCGAACATACAACTATTGAGTCAAGAATGGAACTCACATGTATTCGATGAATACTGGGAGGAGTATGGGTCGTGGCGAGTAAAGAGACATGACTATAGAACACCAGATACTAAGTTTATACACTGCCGTTTAGAACACGGTGCACTTAAAGAGTTTATCAATGAATTACGATATCAATAAATTTGATGAACTTGGTTATGTTATAGTGAAAGATTTTATGGGTGTCGAAGAACACCAAGAAATTCACATGGAGTGTCTACGACTGACCGAAGTGGGTATGGGACGAACACAGAACGGAGATAGTTGGGTCATGACTGCACCCAATAATCCGTGCAAGTTAGATGGTGCCATGATGCGTTCTGGAGTATTCCGTAGACTTGGTCGTCATAGAAACCTAGTGCCTATCGCAAAGACGTTATTAAAACATGATAGGATAGATACCTACATATCTAAGTTCTTTCCTATGCCACCTAAAGATGGCTTCTCTGTAGACTTTCACCAAGACAACCATTACATTAATGGAGACCCCAACTGTATAGTCAGTTGCGATTTCTTTGTACACGGAGCAACCAAGGAGAGGGGGTGTCTTCGACTTATCCCTGGCTCGCACCATGAGATGAGGTCTCATACAAAGTCGTCGCACGGGGTGTTTAATTGGATGTATGTAGGCGAATCACCAGACATAATAGATATTGACATCAACGAACCTTTTGTGATATTCTTTCATCCAAATCTAGTTCATGGGTGTTATCGCAATACAAGTATATCGTATCGTCCAAGTATCGCGTGGGAATATATACACAGGGACCATATTCCACCAACGCACAACGGGCATCAATCACAAGATAGAATAATGGTATGAAGGTAAAACAAATTGTAATGAAAGGTGACGCGAGGTCGGAAGAATATGCCGCAATCTCTCGTGAGTCTTTTGCTCCCGCAATACGTGATGGTTACATCGAATCGATTGAGACCTTCGACGCCATAACTCCGGACAGTCCAGACTTTGCCGAACATTGTGCGAAGTATAACTGGGCACCTAGTCTCATGTCATTAGACACTTCGTCTGGTAAGAACAAGGACGACCATTCACCAACAGAGAAAGCTGGGATGTGTTCTCATTGGGAGTTGATGCGTCAACAGGGTGAACAGGATGAGATGTTCTGGATTATTGAACATGACACGTTCTTACTACCAGAACGTTACGGTGTCTTTAAGGCACTTGTCTCTATGGCACCAAATATGTTATACTCCAATATTGGTCTATTCATGGGCATGTACTCTATGGACCAACGCGCGGCGCACTGGATGTACCATATACTAACCAACAAACGCTTCCCTATCAACTGTGGGCCATACTGCACACTACAGAGACTGTATCGTACTTTCACGACCGACTATCTTCACCATAATGATTACTTTGGTTTGAACAACACTGCGATTTTCCCGTGGCACAACTGTGACACTTTAACGGTCTGTCGTCACATCGGGACTCCGTTTAACGGAATGGACCAGTTGAAGCGAGGTATCCCAACACCGACGACTCAGGTGATTTCAAAACGTCTATGTGTTACTCAGGACCATCACGGGTATAATGACAGGCATATTGAAGAGCCGTGGACTCGTCATCACTTTTTTCACGTAATCGACTAAAAAACATTTGACAACCTTAGCCCAGTGCTATATAATATGCACTGTAACTATTAAAGGTATCAAATGTACAGACCATATACACTACAAGATGTTTATGATGCCGCTGCACAGAAAAAGTTCAGCGTCATCTCTACGTTTGCGGGAGGTGGTGGCTCGTCTACGGGTTACCGTCTTGCGGGTGGTGACATTCTCGCTATCAATGAGTTTGTTGAAGAGGCGCGAAACACCTATCGTGACAACTACCCTACCACTCCCATCGTTCCGGATGATATCAAACAACTTACGGGACAATCCTTTCTCGACCTTACAGGTCTGCAGAAGGGTGAATTGGACATCCTAGACGGGTCACCCCCTTGTTCTGCATTCTCTGTTGCTGGTAAATTGTCTCACTCCAAGGGCGGTAACCACTCTGACGGGTGGGGACAGACTAAGACTTACTCTGACGGTATGGTCGTTGAGAACATCGAAGACCTGTTCTTTGAGTTCTTGCGAGTCGCGAACGAGATTCAGCCTAAGGTCATCATCGCAGAGAATGTAAAGGGTCTCACTATCGGTGAGGCAAAAGAATATTACAATCGCATCCTGAATGAGTTCGAGAATATCGGGTATGAGGTTGTGTCTGAGGTTATGGACGCACGTTACTATGGTGTGTCACAGACGCGAAGTCGCGTTATCTTCATCGCAGTGCGCAATGATGTTGCAGAAGAAGTGGGTCTTAATTTCCTAACGATGAACCATTTATTCCCAACTCCGTCGCGTAATGTCATCCCGCTCAAGGACGCTCTGGTCGATTTAGAGTACGACCAAGAAGAGGTAGACTATCTACGCGAGAAGTTCGAACGCACCGCGTACTGGCGCGACACGGGGTCTAAAATGGAGGCCTACCCTAGTAAGGTATTGACGGGTATGGACTATCACCCGAAGGGTCACCACTTCAATCTTAAACGCGTATCACTTGAAGTACCCGCACCAACACTGACTGCGATGGGTAATGGTGATACGACTGCGGGTGCATTCCATTGGGCTGAACCAAGGAAGTTGACACTCGGCGAATTAAAGCGTATAATGTCCCTACCAGATGATTTCAAACTTACGGGTAAGTGGAATCAGAAGGCAGAACGAATCGGACGGATGGTACCGCCATTGATGATGAAGTCAATCGCGGAGTCTGTTTATGATAACGTATTGAGGGTATACAATGAAAGACCGTGAGGCTTATATGAGTAGAGAACCAGACTTTTCCTTCGCACACCGTGACGAAGGTTTCGATAATCATATTGACCAATCAATTCGCGGGTATGATAATCTCCATGCGGATATAGTCTCTATGTCACAATACTTTGTTGAAGACGACAAGCAGGTTGTGGATATCGGGTGCTCTACAGGTAAGACCATTTATGAGATGATGAAACAGAATCACAACTTTGCACCCAACGCAATGTACACGGGTGTCGAGTACGCATCTGGTTTCAAGGATGCCATGGACCATCGAACCGAACAGATTGTTGATGAGGAGTTGGGTATCGCACGATTCATGAATATGGACGTGCGTGACTATACCTTTGACAACTGCACACTGATTACGTCGTTGTTCACGTTACAGTTCATGCCACCGCATTGTCGTCGAGACGTTCTTAAACAGATATACGCAGGTTTGGATTGGGGCGGTGCGTTCATCTTCGCAGAGAAGACTGTAAGTGAGTGTGCACGAATTCAGGAGATTATGACGTTCCGGTTCTATGACCACAAACGTCAACACTTCTCTGGTGACGACATCTTATCAAAAGAAGTTGAACTGCGTCACATGTTGAAACCAAACACGTGGAGAGAAATACATAGCCTATTGATGACTGCAGGGTTTGACGCCAAGAAAATCCAGCCGTTCTGGCAGAACCATTTATTCGTTGGGGCGATTGCAATCAAATGATGTTACATATCACCAACAATCCTAACCCTAGAGACTTTCAGGGTTCTGCGAACGATACTAACCTAGATATCTTCGCGGCGTACTCCATCCAGAATCCGTTTCTGAAAGAGTACCAGAAACACCTAGATGATGTCATGGGTTGGTTTACTGTCGGTGATCTCAAGATGCTCGATTGGGTCAGTCAGAGAGAGATTAATACCGAAGGTGGTATACTGGAGCTGGGTGTGCATCTAGGTAAGATGTTCATCCCGCTCAACATGACTGTCAACGAAGGTACGTCTTACGCAGTCGATATCTTCGGGAAGTTGCAGGACTACAACGTGAGTCACTCTGGTGGCGACTGTCTTAATCAGGCAATGGGATTTAGAAATAACGTCGAGAAGTATGACAAGCGTTGGAGTGGATTCAACGTGCAGATCATAAACGAAGACACGATGATGTTGGACCCGTCACACTTTGAGGGTAACAAGTTCAAGATCATCTCCATCGACGCAGGTCACCATCGACCACACGTACTAAACGATCTGTATCTTGCGGAGAAGTTAGTAACGCGGGACGGTGTGGTTATCGTCGATGATTGGTTCTGTAACGGATGGCCTGGGGTCACCGAAGGGACCATAGAGTACTTGTCTCGTGGCGAGGGACTTGTACCGTTTGCATCTTATCAAAACAAGTTGTATCTGTGTAGATACGGTGCGCACTATAAGTGGATGTATGAAATGAAGCATTTCAAGTACAAACGCTTACCCACCAAGTTATGTGGCACAGAGATGTACGATATATGTGAACATACACATTAACCGTCATAGACTAGAGGATACGAAATATGGCATACGATGAACTGCTGGGGTTTGACCCAGCGACTGAGAAACGTGACGCATTCCATTACGTCATGACTCCGGAAAAGGCTGCATATATACTCGACGAGTGTAATAATGACAACAGACCTTTTTCAGCTGCCCAAGCGCGCAGAATTAGACATTCTGTTAATGACGTTGGGTACATATGGGATGGAGACCCAATTCGTTTCAACACTAATGGGCATCTAACTGAGGGTCAACATAGACTGACAATCATACGCGAGCAAAAGATAACAGCAGAACTCCCTGTCGTAACTGGTGTACTACCTGACCACTTCACTGAAGGTGCAGAGGCAAAGAAGAGGACAGCCGGATGTGAGATTGGTAGGAAATACCCTGAAGCATTGTCTTCTCAGATTGCGGTTCTAGGTGATATTGTAAAACGTCGTCACTTAGAAAAGTTGACTCTGCAAAATGCAATTTCTTACTGGGAACTTTATTCCGATAATGTAGTTGCAGGTTGCAGGGCGATTGATGACTTCATGACCAATGTCAGTGAGTATAGTCATTTCGCTCGGAATTTTGGGTCATGGGCCGCACTCATGAATCTAACAAACCAAGATGATATTGCGACAGAGTTTTTAGATTATCTCAAAGAAGAAATTGTCGGTAGGGAATCGTACGCCCTCACTAAAAACTTCACCGAGTTTTTTAAACAACATTCAGATACGATGGCGAATGCGACCCGCTCGACTTTCATGTTTCAACTTTTGTGTCATGCGACTGATATGTTGATAAAGTCTAAGCATAACGCTAGAAACCACAATGGTCGTCCTGCGGAGATTCTATTAGAGAGGTCAATCGCATCGTACAACCATAAATCATTGAGACAGAATGGTACATATAGGAAGTTTCTTGCGGACCCAAGAAAATAATTCTATCACACGGGGGGTTGACAACAACCCCCTTTTCATTTATAATGGTGCCCATGACTGAATTTTATACATCCGTGCTTCGTAGAGGCAACCAAATCTACTATCGGGGTGTTCGCAACGGCGAACGCGTTAAGAAAAAAATTCCTTTCCAACCACATCTTTATGTGACGGGTGACAGTGCGAGTAAGTGGAAAACACTTGAGGGTCAGTCCGTCATCGAAATGCAGTTTGACGACATGTCGGCTGCGACTGAATATATCCAAACGTATCGTGATGTCGCAAACGTCGATGTTTACGGTAACAACAACTACGTTGCGCAGTTCATTACTCGCAAGTTTCCAAAACGTATTGACTTCGACCGTTCGTTGGTGCACGTCTGCAACATCGATATCGAGGTCGCATCTGACCAAGGGTTTCCAGAACCCGCAGAGGCTGCACATCCGGTAATCTCTATTGCACTTCGTGCGCACGACGGTACCTACTGGGTTTGGGGTATGGGTGACTACACTCCCGCCGATGGTGTTCTCTTCATCAAGTGCAGTGATGAGTTTGACCTACTGACTAAGTTCCTGAACTACTGGAGTACACACACTCCGGACATCATCACCGGATGGAACACGCAGTTCTTTGATATTCCGTATCTGGTCAACCGTATGCGCAGAATCACGGGTGATGAGAAGATGTCGAACCGCATGTCTCCGTGGGGAATCATTCGCGAACGTAACGTCATGATTAATGGTAAGGCGAATCAGGCATATGTCCTTGAGGGTATCGAACAACTCGACTACCTTGACGTTTACAAGAAGTTCACCTACACGCAACAGGAATCGTATCGTCTTGACCACATCGCGTTTGTCGAACTGGGTGAACGCAAACTCTCGTACGAAGAACACGGGAACTTGTTCACTCTGTACAAGGAAGATTACCAGAAGTTTATCGACTACAACCTGAAAGACGTTGAGTTGGTGCACCGTCTCGATGAGAAGATGGACCTCATCTCTCTGGTATTGACCATGGCCTACAAGGCGGGTGTGAATTACACCGACACTCTGGGGACCACCAACATCTGGGACTCAATCATCTATCGCATGTTGAACGAGAAACACATCGTTGTGCCACCCAAGGTGGAGAAGACCAAGACACCATATCCAGGCGGTTATGTGAAAGAACCACAGGTGGGGTCGCATGATTGGGTCTGTTCGTTTGACCTGAACTCTCTGTATCCTAACATCATTGTGCAGTATAACATGTCACCCGAAACGGTGATTGACGGTCTTGTTCCTAATATCTCTGTCGATAGTTTCCTTGATGGTACCACCAAAGTGACCGAAGACGGGTACTCTCTCGCACCTACGGGTGTGCGATTCTCTCATGAACGCAAGGGTGTCGTTCCCGCAATCATTGAACAGTATTACGCGGAACGTCGCATCATCAAGGACCAGATGCTCGCGGCTGAACAAGAGATGCAGAAGAACCCGTCAAAACAACTGGAGTATCGTATCACCGCACTCAACAATCAACAGATGGCGATTAAGATTTTGATGAACTCACTCTATGGTGCATTGGGTAACAAGTATTTCCGCTACTTTGACCAACGCGTTGCAGAGTCAATCACTCTTGCTGGTCAGTTGTCGATTAAGTGGGCAGAACGTACAGTGAACACTGAGATGCAAGGTATACTCCAAACCGATGAGGACTATGTCGTTGCAATCGACACTGACTCCGTTTACATTCGCATGGGTGGTCTGGTCGATAAGTTCCAACCCAAAAACCCTGTTGCATTCCTTGACAAGATTTGCTCCACGCATTTCGAGAAACAACTGCGCAAGTCATATGATAAGATGGCCGCGGTCTCTGGTGCATATGTCAATCGTATGGAGATGGGTCGTGAGGTTATTGCAGACCGTGGTATCTGGATGGCGAAGAAACGATACATCCTCAACGTCCACAACAACGAGGGCGTGGCGTACGCGACTCCGAAACTGAAGATGATGGGCATCGAGGCGATTAAGTCTTCCACGCCTGCGGTTGTCCGCGACAAGATGAAAGAAATCTTCCGCGTTATCATTGAGGGGACGGAGTCGGATACGCAAAACTTTATCCGCGACTTCAAGGGTGGGTTCAAGACTCTCCCGCCTGAGGACGTATCGTTCCCTCGTGGTGTGAGTGACCTCACCAAGTGGTCTGACCGCGACACCGTGTACAAGAAGGGTACACCCATCCATGTCCGTGGTGCCTTGTGTTTCAATAATGCAATCGCGCAGGCTGGTTTGCAGAACAAGATAGAACTCGTGAAACAGGGTGAGAAGATTCGTTTCTGTTACTTGCGCGTCCCTAATCGTTTGGGTGAGAACGTGGTGTCGTTCCCGCTAAACCTTCCGAAAGAACTAGGTCTACATACCCACATCGATTACGACATAATGTTCGAGAAAACTTTCCTTGACCCACTCGAACCAATCTTAGATGCAGTAGGGTGGTCGGCAGAACCTAAGGCATCACTGGAGGACTTTTTCGGTTGACAATAACAGTCTGGTGTGGTATACTCCCCTTATGAAACTGGATTTAATATGCAAAAAGGTTAGGAAGGATATTGCGATTGACTTTATCCAGAAACATCATTACTCACCTGTCCTACCTAGACTTACCAAACACTACTTGGGGTTTTACCTTGATAATGAGTTACGTGGTGTACTGACTCTTGGTTGGGGGACTCAACCCAAGGCAACCATCAACAAAATGTTTGAGGGTCTGGAATCTCAACACTACTTTGAGATTGGTAAGATGTGCATGGACGATGACATGCCTAAGAACTCTGAGTCTCAGATGATGTCTCTCACGGTCAAGTGGATGAAAGAGAATACTGACTGTCTCTTTCTTTACACCATGGCCGATGGTATCATGGGCAAGTGTGGTTACGTATATCAGGCATCTAACTTTTACTTTGGTGAGAAATACCTTACCGATGTATACATGATGGAAAATGGTGAGAAACTACATCCTCGCTCAACAAAAGCCCTGTGCAAAGAAAACGCACAACTCCTTGGTAAGGATAAAGTTTTTTGGTTAACGTCCGACTTTATGGTATCTAAGGGTATATCGAGAATCAAGGGTTATATGTTTCGATACATCTATCCACTGAACAAGAAGGCGAAGAGACTCCTAAAGAAATCTACAATGAACTGGACGTTGGGTGAATATCCTAAAGACGATAGTTTAGAGTGGTTCGATGCAACCGTTGCACCCAAGAAAAAAATTGACCAACCTAAATTTGTTTTGGAGTTGGAAAACATTAAATATAATAGTAGTAACGTGGGAAACTCTAAGACTTCCTTGGAGCAGTTTTTCAGTTGACTCGTACACTAAGTGTATGATATAATACAGCACATGTATGAATTAACTATATTCAAAAACCAGTACGACAACAAGACGCACCGCCGCGTATCATTTGATTCGTGGACTAAGTTCGTGCGTACACTTAATGGTCTGTACAATCAAAGAGGGCAAAAAGGTGGTCGCGATAGTTCTGTTCTTATTACTCCTGCTGTATTTGTTGACGGAGAAACACGCTCTAATCGAGCGGTTACTCATTGGGCTGGTTGGGCTGCCGTTGATGTTGATGACCACGATTATACTGCAGGGTCTCTTCGGGATTTAGAGGACGCCCTTCGCGAGGACTTTGGTCAGTATGAGTACGTGGTTTACAACACTGCAAGTTCTCGTGAAGAGATGCCCAAGTTCCGCATCATATTTAAACTTGACGATGTTGTAGAACAGGACAACATCAAGGCGTTCTGGTATGCACTTAATACTGAGTTGGGTGACATAGGTGATGCGCAGACTAAAGACATGGCTCGCATGTATTATGTCCCTGCCCAGTATCCGGACGCACATTCGTTCTTCTTCACCAACTCCGGTAACCCCGTTAACGTTTCTGAGTTGATGGCGAAACATCCGTATCACGAAAAGACTGGTAATACTTTCCTAGATAGGCTACCACCCGCACTTGCATCTGTGGTAATACAACACCGTAAGGATAGTCTAAATAACACCGACTACAGATGGTCGTCATACCGTGATTGTCCTTTCTGGCCTAAGAAGATGGGTGCGAAATACATGCAAATCACGGGCGAGGGATGGTATCGTGGTATGTACGCAATCATGGTCGCAATTGCGGGTAATGCATATGAGAAGGGGTATCCCATCACCGCAAAACAAATAGAAGACCTCTGTCGTGAGTTCGACCGTGACACGGGTAACTGGTACGAGTCCAGACCCATGGCGAAAGAGGCAGACAGGGCACTTGAATACATTTATAGGAATGGGTAAGTAAATGAGAATCTTAGTAACAGGCGCGGCAGGTTTTATTGGTTCGCAACTAGCAAAAAGTCTAATGGATGCAGGACATACCGTCAAAGGCATCGATAACTTCAACAATCACTTATATGAACCGCAACTCAAACGTGACCGTATGGTTCACTTTGGTCTCGACATTTGGGGTTGTGATTTAAAGGACAACATTAAGACCGAGGCGTTGTTGCGAGACTTCGAACCTCAAGTCATCATCCACTTGGCCGCACTCGCGGGTGTACGTGACTCTCTAGGTAAAGAGAAACACTATCACGCCAACAACATTGACGCAACACAGAATCTTATCGACATCTGTAAGACACATCTACCCGACGTGCGTATCATCTACGCATCAACGTCTTGTGTCTACGCAGGGTCTCAGACTCCGTGGACAGAAGGTCAAGAGACAGGTAAACAGTTGAACGCATATGGATACACCAAGTGGGCGAACGAGTGTCAGTTCCAATCGTCGGGACTCAACACGGTCGGTCTGCGATTCTTTACGGTCTATGGACCTTGGGGTCGTCCGGACATGGCATTGTTCGATTTCACTAAAAATATCCTTGCAGGAAACGAGATTACCGTGTATAATTACGGTGATATGAAACGCGACTTTACGTACGTGGACGATATCATTGATGGTATCGAATGCGTACTTCGTCACGCAGAGATTCCTTCGGGAGAAATTTTCAACATCGGTCGTGGTGAACAAGTCAACTTGATGGACTTCATTGCAGAGATTGAGAAGAACACGGGTAAAGAGGCCATCAAGAACTTGGCACCTAAACATCCGGCAGATACCAAGGAGACTTGGAGTAACACTGCGAAACTTGAACAGTATGGATATTCACCCAAGGTAAGTATTGGGGAAGGTGTCCGTCGTTTTTATGAATGGTACAAAACTTATAATGAGGTAGACTAATGTCTAACGACTTGCCACTGAGTCCAACGAATCCGTTTCGTATGGGCATTGTGGGTCATGGCTTTGTTGGTCAGGCGCTCGAGTATGCGTTTACGCATCCGATGCTGGACTTCAAACTAATTGACCCCAAATACAACACGAATGTCGATGACCTAAAGTCATACGACCCTCATTGCGTCTTTATATGTGCACCGACTCCGTCACTGGACTCGGGTCACGTAGATTCTTCTATTGTAGAAGACGCAGTGTTGAAGTGTTTGAAACACACTAACGCACTGGTAGTAGTTAAATCAACAATTACTCCAGACGTTATCACGCGACTCTACAACTCGATGAGTCGTCGCGAGACAGACCGTTTCGCATACAATCCTGAGTTCTTGACTGAGAAGAACGCGAAGGCAGACTTCGTGACTGCAAAGTATCATGTCATCGGTGGGTCACCACAGGCGACACAAGAACTAATCGAAATTTACGATATCTTTTCTGGTTGTGAGTCTAACGACTATCATCGCATGACTGCGTTTGAGGCATCGTTTGTTAAGTATGCAATCAACTCATACTTGTCAACTAAGGTGACTTTCTTCAACCAGTTATATGACCTTGTCAATGCGTACGGGTGTTCTTATAATATAATCACTCGTGCAGTAGGTCTTGACGACCGCGTTGGTATGGGTCACACCCGTGTCCCTGGCTTCGATGGTAAACGCGGATTCGGTGGAGCATGTCTACCAAAAGACACTAAGGCATTCCTTGGGTTCTCTACAGTGGAGACTGAGGACGGTGAGGCGTCTTTTGATTTACTTGAAAAAGTTCTTGACATCAACACCCGTTATCGTGTACAGTATGAGCTTGATGAACGTGAAAAAGTAAACAATATTACTTTCGTAGATTTTGGAGACAAACATGTCGATAATGGACAAACTGAAGAAGAACTCAAAAATCAAGGAGACGGAGACGCTCTCCCAGAGTAGGTTCTTTAACGAAAATGAGATGGTGCCGACCGACGTTCCGATGGTGAACGTCGCGTTATCCGGTTCTGTCAATGGTGGTGTCATGCCTGGGCTCACTGTCCTCGCGGGACCATCGAAACACTTCAAGACATCATTCGCATTACTCATGGCAGGTGCGTATCTAAACGCTAAACCAGATGCGGTGATGTTGTTCT